TGCAATCAAACTTGCAAATACTTCGAGGGCATCTGAAAACTCTCGATTCTCTTGCCAGATGCGCTCTTTGTTTCCATTTGCCCAAGGTCCTTGGACCATTCCTGCCTCTTTGGCAAGTTTTGTAATTAAATTTTTGTTCATCATTCACGAATCCTATAAATATCTGAGGTTTTGCGTCCATCTAGTTTAGTAATTACTTCATGACTATGATCTTTATGATCATTTGGCCAATCATATTTAGAATCTGGTGTCTTAAACTCAATCCTAAAAGAATATTTAGTCTTAATTAAACGACCTTCCCATTACATTGGCCGCAAAATTCATTCCAATAAGTATAATCATCTCGATGATAATCAGTTATTTCACTTTTTTCAGATATACCTTTGCCCTGACAATGTGAGCAAACTATTATATCTACAACTGATTCCCATTTAGGTTCTATTTTCATCTCGTGTCTCCGATTTTGCTGCAATATATGGATATAGAGTCTTACCTTGACGATTCAGGAAAAATTCGGCTGCAGCCAAGGCAGAACCTCCACGTGAGGATGAAAACATAGTGTGGTTCGATGACCATTCACGAGTTTCAGTCATAAGTTCTTTAGCTTCTTCGTGCGATACAAGTTTCATTTTTATTCTCCGTAGTGTTTCAGAAAGTTATTCATGTATACCCGAATATTTTCAGCACCGACTGGGTTCTTGGAATGAACCTTGAACTCAAAATCATCTGGTAACTGAAGACCATCCATAATCATATCACAAAGTTTTCGTGCAATCTCATAACCAGTCTTTTCGCCGTCACCAAGGTCATGGTCAAAGCTGATCATTTGTGGAAAACCAAATGTGACTACAAGTTCAAGAACATCAAGCCAGTTTCGAGCAATAGTCCAGTCACCGTCACGATAAAGTGCTTGATCTTCCCAAGGTCCCCATTTTACATCCATGGGAACTCGTTCATCATCAATGAAAAGATTATAGGTCATTACAAAATTCTCCATTGATGATATTCAAACGACTGTTGCCACATATACTTTTCTGCTTCTGCATAATCAGAAAAGGCTCTGACACCTGTCCAATCGCCATCTGCATACCGAGGTTTGCACTCCACAAGATACATCATTAGATGATTCCTTTTCTACCTTATAAATAGATAGTATACCGATTCTTCACATATGTCAACGGAAATGAAATGATAACTAATTATTTTTCCCCACTAGAATTTATCGTGTCCGTCAAGAGATTACCGAACACCGAGTTCTTTACACAGAGAACACAGATACCTGGTGTATCTGCAGCACCAATTGTTAATCCAACACCATTTAACAATATATTTGAAACTCCAGATAAATTGACTTATGATAATTTTAACTTTTCATTTATAATAGATGAGAAAATGAATAATTATCTTGAGATTTATAACTGGATTAAAGGTGTTACATTTCCGCAAAATTTTGACCAATTTAAAACAATAAATGAAAGCAAAGAAGGTAGATTTTCTGATATTTCAGTATTGGTATTAAACAGCAGTAAAAATCCTTCTATTAATATTACATATAGAAATTGCTTTCCAATAAGTCTTTCAGAAATAAATCTTGATACTACATCCTCGGACCTAGTCTATCCAGAGGCAACTGTAACATTTCAATACGATTATTATGAAATAGAACAGCTTTAAGTAGTTGACTTTTATTAAAAAGATTATATAATATATAAAATAGATTTATAGTATGGAGACTTCAATGACACTGGAAGAATTAAATGAAATGTGGGCTAAGGATGCAAAGATTGATGAAGTTGTATTAGGTCATGAAGCTCTTAAAATACCGCAGTTACATAACAAATATTACACATTATATAGTAAAGAATCTCTGAGATTCAAAAAATATAGAGCCGATTTAACTCAACTAGAACATGCCAAATATGAATGGTACACCGGAACAATGGCTGAAGAAGACATGAAAACCCGTGGCTGGCGACCAAATTCTCTCAAAATTTTAAGAGCTGATGTAAATAAATATATTGAGAGTGACCAAGATGTCATTAACTTGAGTCTCAAGATTGACTATCATTTGCAATTAGCAAATTATCTTGAGGACATTGTCAAACAAATCAACAATAGAAACTTTATGATTAGAGCAGCTATCGACTGGGCCCGCTTCCAGGCTGGGGGATATTAATATATTATGGCAGACGTAGTAACTATTGAGTACTTTAACGATGTACATATGAAGGTCATAGGTGATCCTGGTATTCGTCAAGAACTATCCCAGTATTTCTCATTTAGACCACCTGGTTATCAATTTACGCCAGCATATAAAAACCGAGTTTGGGATGGATTTTTTCGCTTGTATAATCCAATGCGGCCACTTCTATATGCTGGTCTTGTTGACTACATCAAGAAATTCTGTGAGGATCGTGAATATGAAATAGTTATTCCAGATTCAATGGAACCTGAAACTGATATTCCAGATAACTATGTTGAAGAACTTGCCGAAGAGATTGGTGCAAAATTAAAGCCGCGTGATTATCAAATTCAATATGTTCTCAATGCTCTTCGGAATAGAAGATCACTTTCATTGTCTCCAACATCATCTGGTAAATCATTTATCATTTATCTAATTCAGCAGCACTATTGGAGAGCATTTAATCATCGCACATTGATTATTGTTCCGACAATTTCTCTTGTTCACCAAATGGCCGGCGACTTTATTGATTATGGTTGTGACCCAAAGCAGATTTACAAAATTCAGGGTGGTGTTGATAAGACAACTTCAGCTCCGATAGTAGTTTCAACATGGCAATCACTCATTCGTCAACCAAAAGAATGGTTCGACCAATTCCGTGTTGTGCTTGGAGACGAAGCACACTTGTTCCAAGCAAAATCATTGACAACAATTATGGAAAAACTAACAGATGCACCTTATCGCCATGGGTTTACAGGTACAATTTCGTCAGAGTCAAAAGTTCATAGACTGATACTTGAAGGTGTGTTTGGTCCAATCAAACGCTTTGTTACCACGAAACAGCTTATGGATGAAGGTACTGTTGCGGACTTCAAGGTGAAAGCACTTGTTCTCCAACACGATAAAGAGTCTAAAGATACATTTGTAAGAACTCTCAAAGACATGAAGAAGAAAAATCCTACCAAAAAGAACATGGTATATGCTTTTGAAAAAGAATATCTTTTTGCAAATGAGAAACGAAACAATTACATACAGAAGTTGGTTCATTCCCTCGACAATCAGAATAACCTGATACTTTTTGATTGGGTTGAGAAACATGGTAAAATCTTAGAACCTTTGCTACGCAAAGAAGGACGAATCCTACATTTTATCTATGGTAATACACCTGGTGAAGAACGTGAACGAATTCGTCATTTGATTGAGAATGATCCATTGAAGAGACATGACATACTAGCTTCGTACGGAGTTTTCTCTACAGGTGTTTCTATAAAAAGAATAGACAATGCTGTCTTTGCATCTGCATACAAAGCAGAGATTAAAGTTCTTCAGTCAATTGGTAGAACACTACGCAAAGGTAATGGCTCAGATAAAGCAATCCTCTATGATATTACAGACGACTTGACAGTAGGTTCATTTACGAATTATACTCTCCAACACTTCCGCCGCCGAATTGAAATCTATGCCGCGGAACAATTCCCATTCAAGATATATAATATAGATTTATAGATTTAGGTTTCACCTTTATCTTTATGGATGATAATCCAATTATACCATGTGTCGTGAATTTGTCAACACAAAAGATGGTTCTTTAATTTTAGTTGACAAATGAATAACTTGATATATTATAAAATAAAAAACCAGAAGGAATGTATTATGATACAGAAAAGAGTTAAAAAGAATTATATTAATAACAAGGATCTTTACCAAGCACTCATTCAGTATCAAAAAGATTGTCGTGATGCTGAAGATTCGGGTGATGAGAAACCTATGGTTCCTAGATATATCGGCGAATCAATTTTTCAGATTGCAACAAGGTTATCCACAAAACCAAACTTCTCAGGATATTCTTTTAAAGAAGATATGATTATGGACGGTATTGAAAATTGTTTGCAATATATGCATAACTTCAATCCCGAAAAGACTGAAAATCCTTTTGCATATTTCACTCAAATTATTTGGTATGCATTTCTAAGACGAATTGCTAAAGAGAAGAAACAGATGTACATCAGATATAAATCATCGCAGTCGATGATTTCAATGGGTGAAACATATGAAGGCGGATCGGAACTTGCACTACATTTAAATACAAGCGCCGATTATATCAATAACTTTATTGAAGATTATGAAATTAAATTAAATAAAGGTAAAAAACAAAAAGAAATAGACGAGGCAAAAGATGTTACCGACAATAATTGAAGATTATATAAAGAATTTAACCAATAAGAATACACATATAGAAAGACGACAATTTTATTATGCCACACTTCTTAAAATTAGAGACGAAGTCGGAAGTGCAATTGCAAAGTATGAAAAGGAAAAGAGTGGACATAAATGAAGATAGCTATATTATGCGATTCACACTTTGGAATAAGATCTGATAGTAAGATATTTCTAGAACACCAAGCTAAGTTCTTTGGTAATTTGTTTTTTCCGTATTTAAAAGAATATGGTATTGATACTGTATTACATCTTGGTGATATTTTTGACCGAAGAAAGTACATTAACTTTTATACTCTCAAGAAATCAAGAGAGTTCTTTTTTGATGAATTAAAGCGCCGCAATATTGAAATGCACACAATTCTTGGAAATCATGATACATTCTTTACAACAACAAATGAAGTTAATTCAAATGTACTTCTACTAAAAGAATATGATAACATTCATATATATGAAGATACTGTGGTTCATCTAGATTTTGGTTCAACAAAATTTGCAATGTGTCCTTGGTTGACCAAAGAGAATACAGAGACTAATATGAAAATCCTGAAGGAATCAAAGGCACACATTCTTTGCGGTCATCTCGATTTAAAAGGTTTTGAATTGATGAAAGGAATTGTCAGTGACCACGGATTTGACCATAAAGAGTTTTCGAATTTTGAAGCTGTTTATTCTGGTCACTATCATCACCAGTCTGAATACGGCAACGTCAAGTATCTTGGTGCTCAATATGAAATGAACTGGTCTGACTATGGTTGTAAAAAAGGGTTCCATGTCATTGATACTGAAACAAGAGAGTTGACATTTGTCGAAAATGATGATAGAATATATCATAAGTTAGACTATGATGATGTTGATCTAGCGATTGATGATATTGCAGCTCTTGATACATCAATACTAAAAAACTGTTATGTCAAAGTTATCGTAAAGAATAGAACAAATCCATATCTATATGATTTATTCCTAAATAGATTAAATGAATGTGGTGCTGCTGATATTAAAACAGTAGAAGATGGATTGAATTTATCTGGAATCGGTGTTGCCGAAATGTTAGAAGAAGCAAAAGACACGAAGGATATATTACATTCATATATTGACTCAGTTGAAACAAATATCAATAAAGTTAAGATTAAAACCGTTGTTGATCAATTATACTTAGAAGCAATGAATATTTGAAATTAAAATCAACTATTCATTCTTTTTGCATTAATAATGCAAATATAGCGCAGTGAGGACTTAATGCACATACAATTCAATAAAGTTAGATATAAAAATATTATGTCTGTCGGAAATCAATTCATAGAAATTGATTTGGTTAGATCTAAAACAACTCTCATTAGTGGTGCAAATGGAACCTCAAAGTCAACTTTCATCGAAGCTGTTGTTTTTGCCCTCTATGGAAGGCCATTTAGAAAAATTAACAAGCCACAATTAGTCAATAGTATTAATCAAAAAGAGTTACTTGTTGAACTTGAATTTTCCATTGCAGCAGATAAGTATCTAATCAGACGCGGAATGAAACCAAATATATTTGAAATTTGGAAAAATAATGATCTTGTAAATAAAGATGCAGCAACAAGAGACTATCAAGAATATTTGGAACAGAATATTATCAAGATGAGTTTCAAGTCATTCTCTCAAATTGTTATCCTTGGAAGCGCAACATATGTTCCTTTCATGGAACTTCCAGCCGGTCAGAGAAGAGAAATCATCGAGGATCTTTTGGATATCCAGGTATTCAGCACAATGAATATTCTATTGAAAGAGAAAATTGCCGATAATAAGACAAATATCATGGACAATAATTATTCTATTGATCTTTTGAAAACCAAAATTGAATCTGCAAAAGAACATAATGAGGAAATTCAACGGATCAAAGAAACAGAAGTTGAAAAGATCAAAGGTAAAATTGAAGAAAATCTGAATACAATAGAGGTTGAAAAACAAGTAATTGAAACACTGGAAACTGAAATTACTGAACTATCATTATTGATTACAGATAAAGCAAAACAGAAGAAAACTTTAGAACAAGCTAAAAATCTTCTATATGAACTAACATCAAAGTATAAAACACACATTGATGAAATTTCATTTTATTCAAATCACGATAATTGCCCAACTTGTAAACAAGGTATTGAACATCTATTCAAAGAACATATTGTATCGGAGAAATCAGATAAAAATACAGAGTTACTTGGTGGGATTGACAAACTAAAGACTCGTATAGAAACTGTTGAAACTCGTTTGTCTGAAATTTCCGATGTTGAAGATAAAATTCAAAAACAACACAATACAGCAAATGGGCATCGGGTTCAAGTAAAGATTATGATCAATCAGTTAAAATCATTCAAGAAAGAACTTGAAGGTGCTGAACGAGAAGTAGAAGAAATTGACCAAACAAAGATACTTGAGTTTATGAATGACCTGAAAAAGAAACAAGAAGAACAGACGGAACTATACGAGAACCGTGAAACTCTCGGTATTGTTGGAACAATGTTAAAAGATGGTGGAATCAAGACGAGTATCATAAAAACATATATTCCTATCATGAATAAATTGATTAATCAGTTTCTATCAGAGTTCGAACTTTTTGTTGATTTTAACCTGGATGAAAACTTTAATGAAACTATCAAGTCACGGTTTCGCGATGCATTCTCCTTTGCTTCATTCTCCGAAGGTGAAAAAATGCGCATTTCACTCAGCATCATGTTTACATGGAGAGCTATTGCCAAACTAAGAAACTCAGTGTCAACAAATCTACTTATCATGGATGAAACACTTGATGGCCCATCTGATGCTGATGGTGTTGAATCATTGATTGATATTCTCCACAAGATGAACGGAAATGACAACATCTTTATCATCTCACACAGAGGTCAACAATTCTCCGAAAAGTTCGATGATCACATTCGGTTTGAAAAGGTGAAAAACTTCACGCAAATTGCAGCTTGATGTTGACAAATTTATCACCTTGTGATAAGATAAACCAAATACATTATAATTAAGAGGTACTTATGTCTTCATTCTATACATCTGTTGAACGCAGCGGTAACATGATTTTATGGCGGGGCTATGAAAATAACCGCCGCTTTTCTCGTAAGATTAAATATGAACCATCGTTGTTTATTCCAACTAAAGAGGACACGAAATATAAATCTTTGGTCGGAGACCATTCTATAAAACCAAAACAGTTTGATACTATGAATGATGCAAAAGATTATGTTGAACGATATAAAGAGGTATCAAACTTTCAGGTTTATGGTAATACAAACTTTGTTCAACAATTCATTCAGGAAAAATATCCGAGTGAAATTGACTTTGACATGAACCAGATCAATATCTTTTCGTTTGACATAGAAGTTGATATTTCCAAAAAACTTCCAGACATGGAAACTGCTGATAATGAAATCACTTCTATTGCTATTAAATCATCTAAATCAGATACATATCATCTTCTTGGCCGTAAAGGCTATGACAAGACCAAGACACTGTCTGGTATTGACCCAGACAATATCCAATTCATGGAATTTGATACCGAAAAGGCTCTACTGAACCGCTTCATCCAAATCTGGACAAATGACTTTCCAGATATTGTGACCGGATGGAACGTGGAATACTTCGACATTTATTACATCATCACTCGGATCATCCGTTTGTTCGGTGAGGAAAAGGCCAAAGAACTTTCACCCTGGGGCTACATCCGAAAAGTCACAACTGAAATCTTCAATCGTAATCAATCAACATACAATATCTCTGGTGTCAATATCATTGACTATATGGATGCATTCAAGAAGTTCGGTTACAAATATGGCACACAAGAGACATACAAACTAGATCATATTGCACACGTTGTTCTCGGCAAAAAGAAACTTGATTACTCTCACTATGGTTCATTGACCGAACTATACAATCAAAACCCACAACTTTACCTTGACTATAACCTAATCGACACTCAACTTATCCAGTTGATGGAAGACGAAACGGCACTCCTTGCTCTTGTTTTGACTGTTGCATATGGTGGTGGTGTCAACTATTCCGACGCATTCGGAACCGTTGGTATCTGGGAATCAATCCTTTATCGTAAACTAATGACCAAAAACTTGGTCCCACCCGTTAAATCAGGTCCAGGTGAAAAACTTGGTGAACTTGTTGGTGGTTATGTAAAGGACCCTGACACTGGTCTGAAAGAATGGATCGTATCTTTCGACCTTAACTCACTGTATCCTCACCTGATGCTCCAATACAACATGTCACCTGAAACTTATATTCCGGACCAACGTGAATATATTTCACAGGAAATGGTTCTAAATAATGAATATAGGAATGCAAATCCAGATTATTCGGTCTGTGCAAATGGTGTATGTTTTACCAATAAGAAACTTGGCATCATTCCAGAAATCATTCAAGAATATTATAGTAATCGTAAAAAGATTAAAACCGAAATGCTTCGTATTGAACAGCTTGAACAGGATACAAGTGATCCTGTAAAGAAAAAAGAATACAAGAAGCAAATAACACAATTACATAATGCGCAAATGGCTATTAAAATTGCTATGAACAGCTTGTATGGTGCAACCGCTAATCGTTACTTCCTATACTATATCTCTGAAATGGCCGAGGCTATCACAACATCTGGTCAACTTTCAATTCGGTATTCACAGAAATCTATAAATGATTATTTAAATTCTGTTTTGAAAACTGATAATAAAGATTACGTCTCATATGTTGACACTGACTCTAACTATGTGAATATGGCCCCACTTGTTGAAAAGATATTTGGAACTACAAAGATTACACGTGAACAAGGTGAAAAGTTCCTTGATGCAGTTTCAAAGGAAAAACTAGAACCTGCCATCCAAGAGGGTTATGAAAAACTTGCATGGATGATGGGTGCATACCGTAATGCAATGTCCATGAAACGTGAAAAGATTACGGACAAGACTATCTTTATTGCCAAGAAGCGCTATATCATGAATGTTTTAAACTCTGAAGGCGTTCACTATGCAAAACCAAAAATTGCAGTTACAGGTGTTGAATCTGTTCGGTCTTCTACTCCAGAAGTCTGCCGAAATAAAATGGAAGATGCATTCAAAGTGTTCTTGAACGGAACCGAAACTGATGCACAGGATTTTATTGAAGGTTTCCGTCGTGAATTTTCATCACTTCCCGCCGCAGAAGTTGCTAAGACATCTGGAACCGATGATATCGGCAAATTCATGGACAAGCAAGGTTGGTATACAAAAGGTTGTCCAATTCACGTCCGAGGCGCGATACTTTACAATAAGTATCTTTCCGATAAAGATCTAAATAACAAATATGAAACAATCAGATCAGGTGATAAAGTAAAATTTGTTTATTTGAAACTTCCCAACCCCGTCCGTGAAAATGTGATTGCATTTCCTGGATATCTTCCAACTGAACTCGGTATTGACCGATATGTGGATTATGACACACAATTCGATAAGGTATTCTTGAAACCTCTCGAAATCGTGCTGCATGCAATGGGTTGGACTTCCAAAAAAGTTGACACGCTTGAAAGTTTTTTTGGTTGACATATGCATAACTTGTGTTAAAGTTATCTAAATAGATTTATTTTAGGAGTAAAGTATGAAAGAACAAGTCAGGGATACTTCAAAAGACTATGATGATATGGTCGATTATGTAGCCGAAGAAAATATCAATAAAGGATCATTAAATGAGTTTCTTGGTGAAACACCAAAAGAATATAAACCAGAAGTCAAGAAAAAAGAACGTGATAATGAATTTCCAGAAGATTGGCAGAGACTAATGGTAAACTTTCATTCCGAAAAAGACTATATTGAGTTTATGAACAAAATCGGAAGTAAACCTGTTCCGAAATTAAAGGGGTTTATCTATGAAACACCAGGTGAAAAATCAGCATTTTCTGACTTCTTTGGAGATTAAATATGAGCACATTAATTGAAATTAATACAGTAGAAGAATTACAAAATCACTGGCGCGATCATTATCTTCAATGGTGGGCTGCAGGCATGCCGAGTTTTAGACAACCATCCAAAGACCCGTGGAAACAAATTGTAATTAAATTTAAGAATAAAGAAGATCGTGAACATTTTGGACAATTATTCGGATACAAATTGACAGATCGAACTGATGTGGTATCATATCCAGATAGACCGCGCGATCCAAATATGATGAGTCGATATGTTGAAGAAGGATATGAACAAGATAAAATTGAAGGAATTAGTGAAGATGACGACACAGATGAATGATAATCCTCGATACCCCATCTATGTGATATCGAAAGGCCGCTGGGAATCAAGACACACAGCAAGAACTCTGGACAAGATGGGTGTTCCGTATTATCTTGCTGTTGAACCACAAGAATATGATAACTATGTAAATGCAGTGGGCAAAGAAAAAGTTTTGGCTCTACCTTTCAGCAACCATGGGCTAGGTTCTGGACCTGCTAGAAATTGGTGTTGGGAACATTCAAAGGCAACTGGTTTCAAGCGGCATTGGCTTATGGATGATAATATGCTCGACTTCTATCGTCTACATAATAACAAGCGTTACCGCGTAGATAAAGGTTCCGCAATTTTCCGTGCCGCAGAAGATTTTGTTGATCGGTTTGAAAATATTGCACTTTCAGGTTTTCAATACAAATTCTTTGCAATTGATGATTGTGCATACCCTCCATATATTTTAAATACACGCATAATGTCTTGTTTCCTTATTGATAATGACTGCCCTGTAATGTGGCGCGGTAAGTATAATGAAGACGTTGATCTTTCAATTAGAGTTTTGAAAGAAGGTCTTTGCACTATGTTATTCTATTCGTTCCTTTGTGGGAAACTCCGGACTGGTACGGTTAAAGGTGGTAATACTACCGAAATCTATAACAACTATCAGGAAGATGCATCATATAATAAGTCCAAGATGCTTTATGAAATGCATCCAGACTGTGTTGAACTTGTAGAAAAATATGGTAGAGCACACCACCATGTAAACCTTGATAAAATCATAAATAAGTTCGGCCAACCTGCTAGACAAAATGTTCCAATCTTGAAAAAAGATGTTGACATAGTCAATAAAGTAGATAATTATGGTATGGAATTATACCGTAACTATGGGTCAAATAACACATTTTCAGATCCTACATTCAGTTTAAATGAATACCCCAAGGGGAGACTTTCTAATCATGCATAATATTCTTGTCACAGGTGGTGCTGGTTTTGTCGGCAGCCACCTGTGTGAACGTCTTGTATCACTGGGGCATAATGTTACATCACTTGATAATTATTTTACTGGCTCAAGTGATAATCATATTTCGGGTGTAACTTATATTAACGGAAGTACTGAAGATATACTGTCTTTACTTTACAGTGAAACTTTTGAATATGTTTATCACCTTGGTGAATATTCACGAGTAGAACAATCATTTGATGATATGGAACTTGTATGGAATTTTAATAAAGTAGGAACATATGAAGTTCTTAAATATGTAAAACAATGTAATGCAAAATTAATTTATGCTGGTTCATCAACCAAATTTGCAAAAGTTGATGTTATAAGTCCATATCAATGGTCGAAAGCATCCAATACAGATTTTGTAAATCAATATTGTTCATGGCATTCTATTGACTATGCTATTACGTATTTCTATAATGTTTATGGTAAACGTGAAATCAAAGACGGAAAATATGCTACACTTATTGCTAAATACAAGTCATTAATGAAACAAGGCAAAAAACTTCCTATTGTAATGCCAGGTATCCAACAGAGAAATTTTACACACATTGATGATATTGTCGATGCTTTAATTCTTGTTGGTTTCGGTGGACAAGGCGACGAATACGGTATTGGAAATCCAAATTCGTATTCAATTCAAGAAGTTGCCGAAATGTTTGGTGGTGAAATTGAATATTTACCAGAACGAAAAGGTAATCGCCTAAGTGCAGAGGTTAAGAGTGAAAAAACTATAGAATTGGGGTGGAAACCTCAGAAAGAATTAACTAAATATATCGAATTGTTAAAATATAATGGATGGTGTGACTAATATGAAAAAGTTAAGAATGGCTATTGTGGGGCACGGGTTTGTCGGTGCAGCAGTAGATTATGGGTTTCCGAATGGTAACTGTAATAAAACAATCATTGATCCGAAATATGGAACTCAAGTCTCTGATTTAATGGAATCTGATGTTGAAGTGTCATTTGTTTGTGTTCCAACTCCGATGGGGCAAGATGCAAGCATTGATGCTTCAATTCTAGTTTCTACTGTAACTGATTTGCTTGCATACACGTCTGGTATGATTGTGATTAAATCAACAGTCATTCCGAGTATTGTCGGTGAACTTGCAAAAGATCCAAGAGTCATTTACAATCCAGAATTTTTGACCGAAAAGTCTGCAAATGAAGATTTTGTCAATCCGATCATGCACGTGTTCGGTGGAGATTCTGAACAAACAGAAAAACTTGAAAAGATCTACACTAGATATAGTGCATGTAAACCATGTGCTGTTTACCACATGACCGCCGAAGAAGCAAGTTTTGTCAAATATGGTATGAATTCATTTTTAATGACAAAGGTATTATTTTTCAACCAACTTTTTGATTTAATTGAAAAGAACGGTTCTAATTTTAGTATTATACAAAAGGCAATCACTACGGATCCTAGGATAGGCAGTTCACATACTATGGTACCTGGACATGACGGTCGCAAAGGTGCCGCGGGGGCATGTTTTGCAAAAGACGGACCTGCATTTGTTATGTATGCAAAAAAAGAAAAAAACCACTTTACTATATTAGAAGAAGTTATAAGAACAAATCAAAAATATAGAAATTCTTATGGTGAGCCTCTACCAAGAGAGAAAGAACAACATATTAATTTCAATTATGATATCTGATCTTTCGCAATTACGGAAAAACCTATTTCTCTATAGGTTTTTCCCACTATATTATTAAAAAAATTAGTTTGCAAGAAAATACTATTCCTATAAACTCTCAATGATATTTTTCTATCACATTTTATGCACCATGTTTTCATTTTTTCACGAGAAATACCCATATCTATTAAACTTGATGCAGAATCAAATATTCCTATGGGTGTTGAATAAAAATACTTATGTTTATGATGATTTATCCCAGACATTTTTTCGGAAATTTTATCTTTAGTTTCATTTGATACTATTTTTCCTTTCTGTGATTTAGACATTTTTTCTCTAGTTTCATCAGACCTTTTTAGACCAAGTTGCCCCTTTCCTATATTTTCTTTATGAGTTTCCGAAAGTAATCTGCCTGTTAATGCTTTCCTAACTTTTTCTGTGTGCTCACTGCTTTTCTTTTTACCTCGTAAACCAGAGGATATATTATTTTTATGAGCTGTTGTTTTGCGTACTCCTTTACTTGTATTTGAAATTTTGTGTTTATGATCATCCTTTAATGATATACCTTTTAAAATTGGAATATAATTGCCGTTTAGATAATTGTGATCGTCTATATTTGATTTAAAATATATCTCTGGATTATTTTTGTCATATACAACAACTTTATTTTTGTTTCTTTTAGAAATATTTGTTACTGCTTCTACTCTAAGTTTATCGTAAATTCTGGAGTTCATAAATGTTTTTCTCCTGCATTTCATACCCCATATTGCATCTACACAAGAATAACTTTTTGGATAAGCTTTCCAAAGTAATAAGTGTGCAATAAAATGTTGGCGATGTGTTAAAAATGCTTTATTCCAAGGATAAATTAAAAATGATTTATATTCTGGAAACATGTCATTTGCTTTCGGGCAAATATGGTGTTTTTCAATATTACCATTATAATTAGTATTTTTAAGTTGACATTTTTGAATAAATGTTATATACTTATTCAAATAATGTGAATTGTGCGGCTTACTTGCCAAAATGGAATAAATATCCATGCTGCGTTCCTTTTAAAATTATCAACGTAGAGTAGATGGGACTGGTACTCCGTGATCTACACTATTATTTATAAAGTTGTTTACCTAAAGACAAATATATCATGAGTGAGGTTTGACTATGACATCTGAAAATTTCAATAACTTAACACCAGCAGAAACAGAACGGCTTGCTATGCTTGCCGAAGAGTGCGCAGAAGTAATCCAAGTAGTAGGAAAAATACTTCGGCATGGCTATGACAGTAGTAATCCTACAATACCGAAAGAACACGGTGTTTTTATTCCTACCAACTTTGGTGATCTCATCAAAGAGTTAAGAGACATACAAGGTGTTATCTATGGCATGGTTCAAGCACGTGACTTGCCACGTGACTTTCTTGAAAATGAAGAACCAGAAAATGTATGGCAAAAGAAACTAAAATGGACTCACCACCAGGATAAAAATTAATGCCAAAAGTTAATTCAAAATGGGATGCTCGGTTCATGAAATTAGCCCGAGAAATTTCAACATGGTCTAAAGATCCAAGCTCAAAGATTGGTGCAGTCATTGTCAATGACGAGCGCAGAATACTTGCCACTGGTTACAACGGGTTTCCAAAAGGTATTGAAGATACCGAAGAGAGATTAAATGACCGTGAACAAAAGTATCCTAGAATTGTGCACGCAGAAATGAACTCATTGATGCATGCGCTACACAGTGGTGTGTCGGTAAAAGGTGCTACAATTTATGTTTATGGACTTCCAGTCTGCCCTGAATGTACAAAATCTATAATTCAAGCTGGTATTAAAAGAGTTGTCATGTCACCAGATCCATATGTCTATATCACACCATGGACAGAAAAGTGGGATAAAGTTTCAAAACAAATGATTGTAGAAGTCGGTGACATTGGCATTACATATACAAATTCAGATAAATTGGATTGGACAGTGAATGGCTAAAAATCTCAAAGATATATACGTCGGTGTGAAAAAAGATGATGAAAATCGGAATGAAAATGATCTTTATCCAACACCGCCAATAGCAACATATATACTTCAGAAATATGTTGATTTACCGAAGAATATTATTGAACCATGTGCTGGGCGCGGTAATATTTCTATTGAACTAATTCGGAATGGGTTTAATGTTAAATCATTCGATATGCACGAATATCCAGATCAATTATGTTCTATTCAAACTGGACAAGATGTTTTAACTCTTCCAAAACAAGTTGATTATGATGCTTTTGTGACAAATCCACCATATTTTCAGGATTTACCTCGTAAAATAGCAGAAAAGGGTGTGTCCGAATATGCAGTGACCGCTTTATTTGTTCGTTTGACATATCTAGAAGGCAAAAAACGAAATAAACTATTTACAAAAAATGTTCCAAGTGATATAATTATCCTCTCGGATCGTATTAGATTTGGAGCCGGGTATCCTGAAGCTATAAATAAAAATGAGCAACTTGGCGGTATGATTGCATATATGTGGATTATTTGGGATAAACGGAAAGATAATTCATCTACAAAACTTCGTTGGGTTCTTTTAGAAGATGAATATGATGAATGGAGACAACATTATGAGGATACTAAATGACTAAAATTGTAATGCCTTTCTTAATGAATGATGAAAACGATTTAGATTCACCAAGAGTTTCTGGCGGACTAGAACGATTCTCGCAGTTTATTTACAAATATGCAAATGCGGAAGTAATTCCGTTCTATTATAACCGAGATGATCGCAAAAATAGAACTGTAACGCCAAAGTTACTTGCATTTATACATAACCATAAACCTGACCTTGTTATTTCAAATCAAGATTCGGGAACTATTACAACTAATATCCAAAAAATGGTTGATGTACCTATGATGTGGATATCACATACAGCATCTGGTGGTATTTTTAAAATCCCTCAACTTGATATGATGAAAGAGTTTGTCGACAACGGTGGTACTCTTGCTATGGTTAGTCAATGGCAATATGATGGTATGAATGATCTGTCCAAGAGAGTTCGGAGCAGAGAACTTGAATTAAATGGTGGTCTAATTAATTCTGCATTCTGCAATGGAGATGAACAAGTTTCTATGCAGATTGATTATGATTGTGTCACCATTGGCAGAGTTGACAAGGAAAAAGATCCATTTCTTTTACATAAACTTGCAGGTAAGAGTGACTTGAAATCATTGGTTCTTACCTCTGCGTATGAATTACTTCCAGTTCAACAAGAATACCTTGACAAGAATAACCATTGGGAAAGCCCAAAGGAAACCATGTTTAATCTAAAACACGTCGAAGTTATGGATCACCTATCAAGATCTGGTGTTTATCTTTCCACTTGTGCCAGAGAGACCTGGGGTATTACTGCACTTGAAGCATTTGCTCGTGGTGTACCAGTAGTTTTATTCAGAATTGGCGCTAATAAAAACAAACACGCTTCTGAGGATATTGCACCAGGACCAGAGTATTTTGAAGCAATGACTAATAAAACTGAGAAGGACTTCAAATTAGCAGTTGACAAATTACTAAAAGTTGATAGAATGGAACTATCACAAAAGACCAAAGAGAAACATTCCAAAGAAAATTGGGTGCAAACTCTTAATAATCTTATTGATAAAGCAATCGAAAATAAAAAGCAACATCAGAAACCTGTATCATGGTTTGATTAAGAAAGTATATTATGAAATTAATCTTTATAGATTTTGAAACAATGGGCGATGATGTGCTCGAACCTTGTGCCGCAGTAGACATGGCTATACTTGTCGCCGATACGGATAAAATGTTGTCTGACAATCCTTATTCTTGTAGAGACGTTACCCTTTCAAAGAAGTTTAAATTGTCAGTGAAAGATCAAGTCACGAATTATGGGTTTATTGTCCAAGATACTGCGCTTAAATTTTGGCAAGAAGTATCACCAGAAGCTCGTAAACATGTCAAACCTTCCCCCGATGATCTTACCGTAGATCAGTTTATCAATCAACTGATTACACATATGAATACAATTGGTAAGTTTGACTATTGGTTCTCACGTGGTAATACTTTTGATCCAATTATTCTCCAAAGACTATTTAAAGTAGTTGGCAAAACTTACACCTTTAAGGAATATTTCCGATTTAATAGAGTGCAAGATATGCGAACTCATATTAATGCTAAATTGAATAATCCCGTTACTACAAATATTACCCCAATCCAAGACGAAGAATTTTGGAAATCAGTTTTTGTAGAGCACGACAGCGCGTGGGATATTCTTGCCGATATGCTGCGGTATCAAACAATCCTTAGACTAGAAAATGATTTAGAACAACCGAAAAGGTGATAAATGAAACTTGAAATAACTACAGAAGACTTACGAAAGTATTCCATATTCCTCGGCACTCCTATGTATGGAGGTAATTGCGCAGGTCTTTTTTGTAAATCTACAAATGATCTTTTTAAACTTTGTGCTACACATGGAATTGAGGTTAAAGAATATTTTCTTTTTAACGAGAGTTTAGTTCAACGTGCAAGAAATTATGTTGTTGATGAATTTTTGCGATCAGATTGTACACATTTGATGTTTGTTGATGCTGATATTGGATTTAATCCTAAAGATGTATTAATGCTATTAGCACTGCAAATATCAGATCCGGTAAAATATCAGATTGTTACTGGTCCATATCCTAAGAAAACAATTGCATGGGAAAAAGTAAAATCTGCTGTTAAAAATGGCAAAGCAGAAAATCCTTCCGATCTTGCCTTTTATTCTGCAGATTATGTATTTAATCCTGCAAGAGAAGTTCAATCATTTAAAATTGACGAGCCAGTTGAAGTTGCCGAAGGTGGTACTGGGTTTATGCTTATTCCTAGAACTGTGCTAGAAAAATATTCTGCAGCATATCCAGAGTATAGTTATAAACCAGACCATGTAAGATCTGAAAATTTTAACGGTGATAGAGAAATCACTGCATTCTTTGATTGTGGAATTGATCCAGAAACAAAGCGGTATCTATCTGAGGATTATTTCTTCTGTAAAAATGCTCGTAAGATAGGTATTACAATTCATATGTGTCCATGGATGCAATTACAACATGTTGGAACTTATGTCTTCCGCGGCTCGATGGCAGCAATCGCATCTATTGGAGCGTCTCCTACAGCAGGAGCCGATGCAAAAGCAAAGAAAAAGAATAAATTAGGGACAAGACCATGACAGACTCATTTTTGACACAACTACGACAAAAGAATAATCAGCGCCAGACTATGTGGACTGGCGCTGAAAATGTTGATATTTTATTTCGAGCAGTAGAATTTGCTGGTGAAGCGGGTGAACTTGCAAATGCCGTAAAGAAAGTTTATAGAGCACGGAATGGGATTATCGGCAATAACAAAGACATTAATGATCTTATGGAAAATCTAGTCGAGGAAATTGGTGATGTTCTCATCACTATCGACTTGCTTGCAAATGAATTTAACATCGACCTAGAGCAAGCGGTCAAGTCAAAGTTTAACAAAACATCCGAAAAAGTCAGTATTCCAGTATTTCTGGAGTAATTTTGGTTGACTTTTTCCCACATTATGATATATTCAATCTATTATATGACACTCATTGAAAGGAATTACTATGAAATTTTCTGAACGCACACTCACAGTTCTCAAGAATTTTGCGACAATTAACCCATCCATTATCTTTAAACCCGGCAAACAACTGCGCACTATCAGTCCACAAAAGACTGTAATGGCTATTGCAAATATTGAGGACGAGATTCCTTCAGAAGCCTGTGTTTATGACATGTCTCGTTTCCTATCTACTTATGGACTATTCGGTGAACCAGATGTTCAATTTGAAAGTAATCATTTCACGATGGCTCAAGGTAAAACAAAGACCCGATATTACTTTGCTGACAAATCTATGATTATCGCCCCGCCAGAAAAAGAAATCACTATTCCATCCAATGATGTTGAAGTTGAAATTGACTGGAATGATCTTCAATCTGTAATTAAAGCTGCTGGTGTTCTTCAACTACCAGAAGTTGCATTCGTTGGTGATGGCGATACTTGTTCACTGAAGGCAATCGACTCAAATAATACAACTGCTGATACTTTCGGTGTGGAACTTGGTTCCACTGGTGATAAATTTCAATTGATTATCAAGACTGAAAATCTGAAACTAATTCCGCAGAAGTATAAGGTTACACTATGCTCAAAAGGTATTTCAAAGTTTGTATGTGATCAAGTTACATACTTCATTGCTATTGAATCCAAATCAACATACAAGAAAGGCTAATAATGGAAACAAATATTAATTTAAGTGATATGATTACTATGGTAAATATCATTGATGCTTGCACAGAACGTGGGGCATTCAAAGGTAACGAGTTGATAACTGTAGGAACACTACGTGAAAAAATTGCAAATTTTGTTCGTGAAAATCAATCACAACAAGAACCTGTTACTAAGGAAAGTGCTGAATAAGCACTTTCCCATATTCGTATTGAAATTTTTGAAAAGGAATACTATATAATGTCTCTTGATGTGAAATCCGACGAACTTCTATGGGTTCAAAAGTATCGTCCGCAAAAAGTCGATGATACAATTCTGCCTGTATTGACTAAAACTGCATTTCAGAAATTCATTAATACCAGCAACATTCCAAATCTTCTTCTTGCTGGTTCACCGGGAACTGGTAAAACAACCGCAGCAAAAGCAATGCTTGAAGAAATGGCTTGCGATTACATTATCATCAATGCTGCATTAAACCGCGGCATTGATACTGTTCGCAGTGAAATCTCAACCTTTGCATCTTCGATCTCTCTTACAGGTGGTCGCAAATACATCATCCTAGACGAAGCTGATTATCTTACTCCTGATGCTCAAGCATCCATGCGTAACCTAATTGAAACCTTCTCTAAAAACTGTGGTTTTATCTTTACTTGTAACTTTAAAAATCGCATCATTGCTCCACTTCGTTCTCGTCTTTCTGAGGTTGACTTCGCGATTGAAAAAACCGAAAAACCAAAGCTTGCCGCACAATTTTTCAAGCGCACACTTGCAATTCTTAATTCTGAAAATGTTGACTATGAACCAAAAGTTGTGGCAAAAGTCATTGAAAAATATTTCCCAGACTTCCGCCGAATCCTAAATGAACTTCAAAAATATGCTGGTAACGGTCGTATTGATGAAGGCATCTTTGCTGACTTCAAACAAGAGTCTATTGATGAACTCTTTTTACTCTTGAAGGAGAAAAACTTCACCGGTATGCGTAAATGGTGTGCAGATAATTCTGACCAAGATGCAAATGAAATCTTCCGTAAAATCTATGACACTGCGTCTGACAAACTTGAATTGAAAAGTATGCCATCTTTTGTCGTGTCTCTTGCGGACTATATGTATAAATCTGCATTTGTCGCTGATCAAGAAATCAACCTTGTCGCTTTCCTTACTGAAATTATGATGGAAACGAGTTTCCGCTAATGCTATCCGGTCTGTTCAAGAAAAAAAATACAAATGTAACTTGTCACTTCTGCAAAATAGATATTGACAAAAGTGTTGCATTTGTGTTAAAATATAAAGCAGCGGATGGAAGTGGGTCGATGAATGTTTGCACAGAATGTTCACATTATCTCAACAATATTATAGATACATGGGAAAGCCTCAATGAAAAAGACGACTAAAAAAACCGCAGTGGTCCAACAAAAACTTTCTGCTAGAGATGATGACTTCCAGGAATTTAACTATTTTGGTCTTGGTAAACCAGAAGAACTTGAGGAGATTGATCTTTCCGAACTCAAAGAGGAAAACATGACCTTCAAGTTTGTTGAAGCTGTCTCTAAATCCAAGAAGGATCTTATTAGAGATGCTGAAATCCCCGAGGAGATGGAACGGAAATACAATCCATACATTACCAATAAAGCATTTTCATTCTACATTGATACAATACTTCATGCAAATGAAATGAATGGTAAACACTGGGTATTTAAAGATGCCCAATTCCGATATTATCTTGGTGCCCTGCGGCCTCGTTACCGGAAAGGTGAATGGTTTAAAGCTAAAAAGGACTCTGATCTAGACAATATCCAACAAGTCTATCAATGTAATAGAACTGTCGCCAAACAATACTTGAAAGTACTTTCAAAGGAGAACCTTGAATTGATAAATAATAGGGTCTCCAAAGGAGGCAACTCATAGTAATGAATAACAATAATAATAAAGGTGACCTTATATGGAAGACATTTTTCACGGTGTTGGAGTTGAAATAGAACTACCTATACCAGAGAATTTCTTAAAAGTAAAAGAAACTCTCACACGAATTGGAATTGCATCTAGAAAAGATAAGAAACTATATCAGTCTTGTCATATTTTACATAAACAAGGCAGATATGTAATTCTTCACTTCAAAGAACTTTTCATCCTAGATGGCAAGGAAAATAACTTTACAGAAGAAGATAAAGGTAGACGAAACACTATTGTAAATCTACTTGAAGAATGGGATTTGGTCAAAGTACTAAATTCTGAAAAAGTTCAAGATCCCGTGGCACCATTAAGCCATATTAAGGTCTTATCGCATAAAGAAAAGAATCAATGGGAATTGACAAGTAAATATAATATCGGCAAAAAGAAAGGTTGATTACATAATGAAAATATTTCGTTTAAATGACGCAGCAGAACTACCAGTTTTTGCAACAGAAGGTTCTGCTTGCTTTGATGTGAAAGTATGTCTTACCGCAGAAACAAGACTAAAAACCTACAGTCCACACAATAAAGAAATTATTGTGCCTACAAAATTTGCATCAGACGGTCGTGCAGTAACTGTATTGCATCCGCAATTTCGTACACTAGTTCCAACTGGTCTGATTTTTGATATTCCAAAGAATCATGTACTCAAAGTATTCCCAAGATCAAGTATGGCAGTTAAATATGGCATAGGTCTTGCAAATTCCACTGGTATCATTGATTATGATTATGTTGAAGAACTATTCATCCCAATATATAACATGGGTGATACACCAGTCAGTATCTACCACGGCGATCGTATTGCGCAGGGTATGCTAGAAGAAATTAAACAATACACGCTCGTAGAACGGAAGAGCCGCCCTGAACAAAAGACAGAGCGTGTGGGTGGAATCGGCTCAACCGGCACTAACTAACTTTATTTTACACATAGACACGGAGAAAACAAATGAATAAGAACGGTTTTGAAATTCGTCTTGAAGTCCTCAAGATGGCAAAAGAAATGATGGATCAGCAGTATAGTGAAGCTTCCAATGCCTACTGGTCTGCCTGCTCAACTCTAGCAGAAAACTGGAATAAATCTGCTGCCGAACTAATTGAGCAGACTCAATCCATGAAGCCTGTTATGTATACACCTCAGGATATCATGACAAAGGCGCAAGAACTTTACGGATTTGTGGTCAAGAAAGACTAATCATAATATAAATGAAGTGGGGATGCCTTATGGGTCCCCACTTTTAAACAGCCGGTTAGATGACGGCTATTACTAAAACTCGCTTAATAAGGAGAAACAAATGACTATTGAACAATTACTTCGTAACGATCCACTTTTTGTAGGTTTTGATCGTATTTTCGACCGCATGAATGCAGGAGCAAAACTTGCACCCATTCAAAAGTACCCACCATACAATATCGTAAAAACGGATGAGAATGATTATCTCATCGAGCTAGCTGTTGCTGGTTTCGGTCCCAATGATATTGATATTGAGTTACACAACGGTGTTCTAACTATCACTGGCAATATAGAAACTTCATCTGAAGATAAGTATGTTTATAAGGGTATTGCAAATAGATCCTTTGAGAGACGATTCACTCTCGCCGATACAGTTCAAGTTGAGGGTGTTGATCTGAATCAAGGTATTCTTACAGTCAAACTGAAGAACGTAATACCAGAAGAAAAGAAACCTCGAAAAATTCCTATTGGTAAACCAACAGAGAAACAGTTACTTACTGAGTAACAAGAAGGGGAGCTTTTAGCTCCCCTTCTAATTTTACATAGCAGATCCGAAACTTAATTCGGAATCGGAATTCGACATGTTATTAATGTATGTCGGACCGCCAACATATGTTGCAGCTCTAGCATCAGTAGGAGCATATGTAGGTGCATTTATGCTAGCAGCTGCTTGTGCAGAAGCCGCCGTTCTTCTTTCAATTTCTGCTTCAAGTCTAGCACTTCGTTCCTGTTCTTGTTGTATTCTTGTACTAGTTTCTCTAATCGCGCCGTCCATCGGGATATTGCCTTGAGCACCTGTTAAATTAGATTCGGCAGTTGCCGATGCAGCACTCTGCTGCACATTTGGATTTACATTTGATTTTCCTAATACAAAGTTTACCTTTGCTATTGCATCAGCCATCTCATCTAATTGAAGTGATGGGTTTAATAAACCTTTTGGAAAATTAATATCTTCTCCCCACCAACTGCCAGACCCTTCTACAGGACCGCCGTGGGCCAGCGCATCCAAGAATGGAATTGCTCTACCTAAATCTATAGCTAATTGTTTAAAATCAAGATTAATTCCACTAATTTTAATATCTGCAAATTTACTTAAAGCAGACGTAATTTTTTCTAATGCTTCTCCGCCTTTTACCAAGCCATCCGCATTATCAGCAATTTTCATAATTTGATCAAATGCACTTTCGCCAGTAAAAAATGCAATAATTGCTGCCCCAGCTTGCCCCAAACCACTAATTATAGAACCAACACCAAATGCTGCCAAGCCAGCAGAAACGGAAATTAGACCAGCACCAAGTCCTACTAAATCAATACCATCCAGTTCTTTTGCGGCGGCGACACCTTGGAACACATTAGTAAATAGTGCTTTTAATCCAGCACCTGGTTCACCACCAGTTCCCATTGCTATTAATTGAGTAATACCATCACCGACTGCAAGTGCTGACATAAAACCTGCTATACCAACACCAATTAAAGGTAGACCTACAGCTATGGTTGCCCCTCCGACACCGGTCGCTGCGACTGCCATCAGTACACCAAGTGCTGTCATAGCTTCTGTACTTAACGATAAAATTATGTCATTAAACATTTTAAACGCAGAAACTAAACCTTCGCCACTTCCTGAAGGTATTCCATCAAGCCATGATAAGCCCTTATCTGCTAGAACAAGCCCACCCAAGAATCCTGCAATACCAGCACTAATACCAAACATATTTTTTGCAATAGTTGCAGGATTGATAGTAAATTTAGATGCAATACCTAGTAATCCTCCAAGTATAGCAACACTTTCTACAGAAAGACCTGTCACAGAATCATTAAACAATTTAAATGCGCCATTTAAATCAGAACCATCTGTTCCAGATATTCCTGTAATCCAATCAAGACCTATATCTGTTAAAACAAGACCACCTAAAAAGCCTGCAATACCAGCGCTAACTCCAAACATATTTTTGGCAGTCCTTTTTGGATCTGCATCAAATTTAGTTGCAACTGCTGCTAAACCACCCAGCACTAATAAACTTTCAGGTGAAAGACTTCCTACTGAATCACTGAACATTTTAAATACCGTGCTTAGACCAGAACCATCTGCCCCAGATATTCCTGTAATCCAATCAAGACCTATATCTGTTAAAACAAGACCACCTAAAAAGCCTGCAATACCAGCAGCAACACCTGTCATATTTTTTGCTAAACTTTTTGCATCTCCGCCGAACGCTTGATTTGCTATAGCTATAGCAGCTACACCAGCAAATAAAGTCACTGCCCCAGTAGTAAGATTACCTATAGCTTCACTAAATGAAGCTAGCGCGCCGCCGACAGCAGAATAATCATTTCCAACCCAACTTAGTCCAATTTCACCAATAGAAAGACCTACTAAAAATCCACTAATGCCGGCGCCAAGTCCTGTCATCCCACTTGCAGTACCAAGACCATAAAGATTTTTAAGAGAAGCAGTTCCCGCCGCGATTGCCGCGGCGCCAGCTAATGCAGTCATTGCAGCTGGCGATAGATTTTCCATTGCATCACTAAACGACGCAAACGCAGTACTTAGTCCGCTATAATCGTTGCCAAGCCAGTCTAATCCTACACTTCCTATTGAAAGCGCTGCCATAAATCCTGCTATGCCAGCACCCATACCTATGAGACCCCCGGCTCCGCTAGCAGCAGCACCTATACCAGCACCAACACCCGGCGCAGCTGCTTGACCTATAGATTGTCCCTGAGCGGCCTGCGCGGCAGGAGAAACAATATCAGTACCAGTACTAGAAAGACGATCTCTAGTTGCTTGAGCAGTAAGCATATTGACCAATAACGTTTTTTGATCAGTCATTGTCTTATCAATAGATTTTAAAACATCCTGGAGATCGTCTAATGTTGCCATTTATCTAGTTCTTTCTTTCTCGTTTTGACTTTGAATATATTCAATTAACATATCAAAATATAAATCTCTTTCATATGGTAATAAATTTTCAATATCAGATATACTATATTTATGGTGTTGAGCCATTCCAAATACTTTTTGGTAGTATACAAAAAGATTAGTGTGACTCGTGATTATATAAAAAAACTTTGAGTACCTTGTATTGTAAATACCTTATCTTTACCTTTAGAATTTTTATATGGCATCTCGTGTCTTACTTTTGGCATTGTATCAAAAAATGTCTTAATCTTCTTTATGACATCAGCGTGCAAACTTTCAATAAATTCATCAACCTGTTTCTTTGTAAAATCTTTGAAGTTATATACTTCATTTTCTGATGCTAACATGTCAATGCATGAAATTAGAATTTCATAACTTTTCTCTGGTGATAAATCTTGTTTATCTAAAATTTCTGTAAAATCATCTATAGAAGGATATTTTAGAAAAATTGTATATTTTTCATCTAATGATATTTTATTTGTATGCTTTTCATCTCTATAGACTTTTACATTTTGAAGATCTAAAGTCAATTTTATTTTTTCTTGTGTATCTGGATCGTCAATTTCAAATTCTACATTATTATCAACAGATCTTGATCTGATATTAATAAGTAAATACTCAAGATCAAATAGTGCTAATTTATCTACATCATAATCTTGTATACAATTATTTACAATTTGTTTAATTGCCATAATAATCTGTTCTGGATCTTTAGATTGCTGCGCAGTCAAAAGAATTTTTTCTTCTTTGACAGTGAATGGTCTATATTGAACTTTCTTTCCATTAGAAGGAAGTATTAATTCATAAAGTGGTAACTCAATTTTTGGTAGTGACATTTATCTCTCCATGTTAAAATAGCCCGCGAAATGTATTAAAGGTATTTTTTATAGCATTAAAATCATTTCGGACTGTTGTAAAAGTATTTATTGCATCTTGTACTGTTGTTGGTAAGTTTCTTTGTTGGGTATTTTGGCCTCTAAATCCCACACTATTTAGTAATTCAAGAGTTCCATTTCCTCTTGATAGATCTGATATTGTAGTACCTGGGTCTGTAGCAGTGAAATCAAACGCGGTGGCATTAAAGGTTACACCTAATGTTTGGATAGAATCATTAGGAGCCCATGAAAGATTTTTTCCTCCAACTTCTGTTGGAAATACATTAGCAAAATTATAAATATATGTATCTCCTAATTTGCCATCTGCATTAGTTTTAAAATGATGTATTTCCATTGTACCACAAGCATAGTCTTCCTTATATCCTATTTCATATGGTAGGTGATCCCCGTTGACCTGTGATAAAGAACCACCATAAATAGTGTTATAATTTATTATCTCTTGCATCCAAGAATGAAAGAATGAAAGTACTCTATGTTCAGAATCTAGCATGAACGTGCAATTTATATTAACTGAGGATAAGTTTAGTGGCATTGCTTCAGGTATACCTATTGTATTAGGAGTGTATGATGCAGAATTTATATTCAAAGCTGGTATTGATACTTCAGAACAAAAGAATCTAAGATCAAATTTATCAATAAAATCAATTTTACGAGTTGGCTTAGACTGTGTTCCAAGTGATACAACAAATAAATTTGATTTTGCAGGGCCGCCATACTTATTCATTACTGACTTAAATTCGTTAATATTGAACATTTATTTTGTTCCTCTTATAATTTTCTGCGAGTCTTCCCAGACTTTAGTTTGTGTAGCACCTTCAAATCTAGCAATATTCAAGAATAACGCCACATCCCATTCGGATGGGTTTACATAAAGTAATCTACTGCGAACATGACCGAATAGATAATGTTTTACCGCAGGTCTAAATTCTTTGTATTGTGAACTTGCGTTTAAAATATTATATGAAATTTTCATTTTAGTAGTTTCATCATATTTATCATTTGATGCTGTATCATAAATGTTATCCATTAATTTAGCTCTCATCTTCAAAGGTAAGTAGTGAAAGTTAATTCCTAGGAATCCACCTTTTGCTCTATTGATAGGAAATATGAGAGGTACTCTGTCATAATATGGAAGTGTATCTTTATGCTTTGGATCATAATAGAACATATACATTGACCCAATTTGAAATTGACCGCTATTTCTAAATCTGTCAGCATCTGCAGTTCTAAAAAATGAAGTCTCATTTACTTTACCGACTTCTTTAGCCTTTTCTCGATACCATACTCGTGCGGTACTATTACGAGAAGGCATTTGCCCTGCTCGAATACCTTTTAGTAGAATATCATCAAATATTTTAGCCAAGTTCTTACCTTATGTTTAAATGTTTTTCGGTCATTATCTGGAAAATCCAGCCATGAGAACCACAATATTGTCTAGCAGCTTTCCATTTTGCATCATTAATACCAAATGTTTTAACTTCGTTTATGTACCGTCTAGAAATTCTACCAGTTGGTGTTTTATTCTTTTTACTTATATCAGGTGGTAGTGTCTGCTTTTCAGGTTTTATCTCAATCATAATAGTTTCAAACTTATCAGGACCTACCTTTTTATTTAATATCACATCAGGAAAATATCTATGCATCCTACCGTCAATTGGCGATAAATAAGGAATGGCTAATTCTTCTGATTGCCACCAAATTACATCAGGGTGTAAGTCAATAAATTTGAAAAACTTAAGTTCCCATAATGATCTGTATACTATATTGCTCGGATCACCCCGGTATTTTTGCGGATTAGCCGGTCTAAATCGTCCTTTGTATGCCATGCCCAACTTTTAATATAAATAGGTTAAACTCAATTGTATTTATAAGGGATTTCAAGGTGACCACACCAAGAGAAGAAATACTAAGAAAGAAAGAAGATCTGAATGGAATGTCTGTATTGACATTTCCAAAAAAAGATCAATCTGCGCATTCAATGTTACTTATCTTTAAAAAGTATAAGTATCAAAGCCCAGGTACCAGAGGGATAAACAGTGTAGCAGAAAATAATTTCAGCATAGAAGAAATAAGTGGAAATGCTCTCTTATTACCTTTGCCTAAAGAAATTAGTGATTCATTTAGAGTCAATATAGGTGAATTTAGTCAAGGTGTATTTGGCGATGCTGTAAGTCAAAGTGCAAGTTATATGCTAAATGGGGGTGCTACTCCAAGTTTAGGTGGAATTGCAGAAAATATGGGAGTACCTAGCACACAAACAATGGTAAAGGGGGTTGGTTCAGCTATTGGTGGAACTCTTGCTTTCTTATCTAGAGGAGCTGGCAAGGCGGGCAAAGCTGGTAAAGGTGCTTCTAGGCTTCAAGATACAGCTGCAGGTAGTTTTATAGGTTCACAAATAGATGCAGGACAGCTTACAAGTTCGTTGGAGGCAGGTGCGGGTGCTACTGTAAATCCAAAACAAGCACTTCAATTCAAAGGAATTGAAATGAAAACACATAGCTTTAGTTGGACATTTGCCCCAAGATCTACAGATGAATCAGATGAAATTCTTAAAATAACAAATTTGGTAAAGCGCAATGCACTACCAAGTTATGCCGCATTAGGGCCATTAAAGAGAGCAATTTTAAGTTACCCTAGTACTGTTGATATATACTTTTTTGGATTACAAGAAGAATATTTTACACGCTATAAAACATGTATGATAGAAAACTTCAATTTTAATTATACACCTCAAGGCATGGCAATTATGAGAGGCGGCAAACCAGCTGTAGTCAACATGTCTATGACTCTGAAAGAAATGGATATTCATACAGCGGAAGATTATGGTGGTGAAGGTCGGACAATTGATACTAGGACTATAAATTCTTTAAATAATCGCGATCGCCAGAATTGAAGAAGAAAAAAGAGGATTATTAAATGTCAAACTATTTTGATCAATTACCAATAATTAACTATAATGGTTATCAAGTGCGAGATATTTCCCGCAGAAATAGATTAATAACATCTTCACTTTCAAATCCTTATCTGTTTTTACCATACACAATAACAGATGAAGATCGCCCCGAAGATATTGCATACTATTATTATGGTTCCACCGACTATACTTGGCTAGTACTTCTTGCTAATAAGATTACAGATCCATATTATGAGTGGCCATTAAAAGATGATGATTTTCATAAATATCTAATTAAAAAATATGAGGAACAATCAGGACAAAAAGGCTATGCTGTTATTGATTGGTTAAAAAATGAAAATATACTAGAAAATATAGCTTATTACTCAAAGTTGGTATAAACAAATGGCAATAGATAGACTTATTTTAAATCCGGAAAGTTTTAGAACTATATATCTTAGAAAAGAAGATAATATCATTCTAAGAACCGAAAAAGGTAGACGAATTGTTATAAGACAAATTATCCCACAAGAATGGATCCCTACAAGACTCTATGATTATGAATATGAAATGAATGAAAATAAACGAAATATTCTTTTGGTTGATAAACAATACTTACCAGTTGTTGAAAAAGATCTTAAAAGATTAATGAGAGATTAATAATTTATGTCTGATCAAGAATTTCTACTTCCGGGTTACTATAAACTTATAGCAGCATATATTTCACCATACGGCAGCACTGCTCGTATAGATATATCTGCTATTATACATAAAATAGAAATACAAGAGTCACTTGAAAATGATTCTATACGAGGCTATGTAAGTGTAGCAGACGGCGTTGGATTATTAGAGAAATTACCATTAAGAGGTGAAGAGAGACTTTTTATTGAAGTAGAAGATATTCTAAAAAACAAGAAAATATTTGATCTTCTGGTGTATAAAATAAAGAATGTTGTTACAAAAGAAGCAAATGATATCATTTTTTATGATATGGGATTTGTTTCATATATGAGATGGAATGCAGGTACTAGAAAAATAATTAAAGCATTTGATGGTCTTATTTCAAATACAGTTAAAGAAATATTTGATGCAAATTATAGTCCAAACACAAAACCTATAGCAATAGAAAGAACTGAAGGTGATTTTTATTGCGTAATACCTAATTATATGCCGCCTCAGGCTTTAAAATTTCTTGCAAATAGAGCATATAGTAATTTATCACCATCGTGTACATTTAGATTCTTTGAAAATTCTGAATCATTCTATTTTGTTCCTGATGAATGGTTGATTGCAGAAGCAATCCGTTTAAATAATATAAAAGAATTTACTTACACACCATATTCAAATCCTATGGAAATAAGTAGTTCAAATAATAGAATATCATTTGATCTTGAAGTACAATTACGAAATTTAATAGAACTTAAGAATACAGATCGTATTAATACTGTTGCAGATTTGTTAAGTGGTGCTTATCGTAATAATCCTATAGTCGTAGATTTTGTAAATAAAACTGTAACTAATAATAGATATTCATATGAAGATAGTAAAACTGAATTTGCTAGTCTTAATTTCGGCAATAAAAATATTGAAGATACTCACGGTGATAATTTTATCAATAGAGTTTTTACTGATGAAAATGAAAGACGCTATTTAGTTTTTAAAGATTATCAATCTGCTGGGGATGGACCAACTACTATTAGAAGTGATCAATATCTCCCAGAAATTGTTTCTAGACGAACTACATACCGCTATATGCTTTATAGAAATAAAATCTATGTGAAAGCACATGGAAGGCTAGATTTAAAGGCTGGCGATGTTGTGAAATTAAAAATACCAGAAATAACACCCGGCGAAAATAAGACTGATTCTAAATTAGCTGGTAATTATTTAGTTCACGATTGCACTCACACATTTAATAAAGAAGTATACGAAGTTTCTATGATGTTAACTAAATTTGATTGGAGAGAAGATTAATGTTTGAAGATACTGGCGTAGGCATTAAAAATCCTTTATGGTTTGTTGGTGTTGTAGAAAACAGAAATGATCCAAGAAAAGAAGGTCGTGTTCAAGTAAGAGCATTTGGTGTTCACGGTACCAATAAAGAAGTTGAAACTACAAACTTACCTTGGGCAATATGTATATCAGGGAACTATGATCCAAATTATCCAATCCCGCCGCTTAATTCATGGGTGTTCGGATTTTTTTTAGATGGCCGTGATGCACAACAACCAATGATACTTGGTTTAATACCAACTCAAATGACTAGTTTAATTGATCCTGAAGTAAATGGCTGGGGTGCTATTCCTGCAGAAAATGTAGATCTCCAATCTCAGGGTTCAAGAGCAGTAGACTACGGACAGCCTCAAAACTCAAGAAAAGCTAGAGGAGAAGAGCTACACAAAACTGACGTGTTGATGCAGGAAGTCACTAGAGTCAGTGCTGATCTATCAGCGATAGAAGAAGATTTTATTATTGAAGAGCCCGCGCCCGGCGCGCAACCAGTTTATCCCTTTAACAGAGTAACAGAAACCGCGGGCGGTCACTGTTTTGAGATGGATGATTCACCATCCGCAGCAAGAGTTAGATTAGGACACAGCGAAGGTCAATTTTTAGAAATGCATCAAAATGGAGTAACAGTTTTAAAATCAGTGAATGATTTGTGGCTTATTTCAGAAGCAAATATAGTTATTATTGCAAAAGCCGGACAAGTTATAAAGGTAGAAGGTGACGCAGTTTTTAACGTAGATGGAAATTTTACTCAAGATGTAACTGGTGATATGAGACAAGTAGTTCATGGAAACTATGAACTATCAGTTGCGGGCCAATTGAATTTAAATGCCGGGGATGAAATTCAGGCCCGTGCAGGTAAAATTAGAATTGAATCAAATATAGAAGGCATTAACTTAAGGTCTGCTAAAAAGATTAATATACAGTCTGGTGAATTGATAAACATTAAATCTGGTCAAGGTATATTCCAAGAAGCAGTAGAAGATATTAATATCAAAGGCGATAACTTATTCATCCAAGGATCAGGTACTTCAAATATAAAATCTTCTGAGATATCAATAGATTCTTCCGGCAATTTAAGCCTCAAAGCAGATCACGTAATCGCTGGCGGGGGACAGCTTGTAAGCATCAATGCATCGACTGTAGCTATTGATGATATTGTTCAACTTGCTAACGGAATGGCTGGAACTCCGATTGCGGCAGATGATGCCGTAGCGGCTTCACCTGCAGAATCTACCGAATTACCAGAACCGGCGGCAAAGTCTAGCGGTAACGGGAACGGTGGTGGTGCCGGGTTTGGAAATGGTGGTTATAAAAGTCCTTCACTATCTGGCAGTGGTGGTTATGTATCACAAGACGATGGAGTAACTGACGGTAATAAAACATCTGATACTCCAGTAGAAGGTAATTATGTTGCCGGAGATTATGCTGATATTGAAGAAGCGCTTCGCGCGCAAGGTTTCAGCGAAAACGAAATAACTGCGGCACTTGCGATTATTGGCGGTGAATCAAATGGTGCCTTTACCGCAACTGAAACAAGTTATTCAGGTACTTCTAATGAACGAATTAGATCTATATTCTCTCGTACATCATCACTTTCCGATACAGAGTTAACTGCACTTAAAAGTAATGATACAGAATTCTTTAATTATGTTTATGGCGGCCAGAATGGCAATGGTTCTGGAAATAATGATGGATATAATTATAGAGGCCGCGGACTTATACAATTGACATTCAGAGCTAATTATGACAGATATGCCAAATTAACTGGATATAATATTGTTGCTAATCCTTCTCTTGTTAATACCGACAGACAAGTTGCAGCTTCAGTTACCGCAGCATATCTAAAAGATAGAGTCAGAAGAACAGGTGACCCTGTCGGTGATATTCGTGCGGCCGTAGCAGGAACAAGAACAGGACAGACTTACACAATGAATATAGATAAAGATAGAGCAAGATATGAACGCCTCTTAAAAGAGCGCGGGATTAGTTAAGGATTAAAATCATGGCAGAAATATGTAAAGATACTACCGAATCAAGAAATACTGCTTCTTTAATTAGCACAGATGGATTTGCTTATTCACCCACAATACAAATATATCAATTAGATAAATTACAAGCAGATTTCGAGAAAAGTGCAGTAAATAGGATTAGTTCTAATAATTATATAGATTTATACACACAAGATACATTCAACCAGGGCTTAATAGCATTTAATAATTTTCTTTTAGCATCGAGTACAAATACTAATTTAAATTTACCTGTGAATTATCCATTGGTTAATGATAGAATATCTAAAGGTGTTGCGATTACTACAATAGAATATATTGATTTTATGGAAGATATTGGTTATAATCCTATTACAATACAAAGTGCAATAACATCAAGTCCTAAAACTGTATTAAAACTTTACAATTCACATATTAATGGTAGATTTTCCAAAAGTACGATGGGTACATTTTGCGAATTAGCTCCATCTATTTTTGGTGCCGTCGCAGGTTTCTTTACAGCTATTAGAAACTTTGCAAATAAAATTACAGATATTGTCAATAAAATCCAAAATTTTAGTTTGGCTGCATTACTAACTAGTCTTAAAGATAAAATAATGTCAGTTATTGAGAATACAATAGAAAAGGTAAAAAGTATTATTGAAAACTTTTCTATAGACGAACTTATTTCTGATGTAAATAAATTCTTTCATAATAAAATAGCAAATAAATTCTTTCTACTAAAATCAAAAGCCATGAAATTTTTTGAATCAATAAATGTAGAGAACTTTAAGAAAAAAATTGAAGGTCTTATTTCGTATGCAACAAACATTTTTAAAGATCCTAAAATTGAAGAAATACAGTTTTTAATCTATAGATTTTGTTCATTCATTACTCAAGTCGAAGATATTATTAATGGTATTAAATCACCGCTTGAAGATTTTTCAAATAAATATGTGTATGCTGGAAATATATTAAAAACAAATTCATCTGTTAATACAATTGATGCTGTCAACTCTGGTGCTAAAAGATTTGATGAAGCTGAAATTGCTGCGGCCATTGAACGAGGTGCTGCATTAGAAACTGCAAGCGGTAATCAACCATTGATTACAGGACCTGAAAAAGATGATTTACCTGGGTGGAATAATGGCAAAGGTGATAGTAGAGTAACATTTGCTGGTAACTGGATAAAGCCACCAGGTGAAGGTTGTGCTGGTGGTATGGGATCAGAAGGATGGGAATTGGATACTGACGTATTTCTTACATCAAAAATACTTCTAATGAGAGTTTATAAAGAATTTTCTAAACAAACTGGAGTTAATCAGATTACAATAAATAGCGCATATAGAAGCCCCAAATATAACTACTGTCTTAGTAAAAGAACAAGTGGTGTAGCAAAGACTAGTCAACACATCCAAGGAAAAGCTTTCGATGTGACATGGGCTGGTTGGCCGAATAATTTAGATGTGTTTATAGAAGTTGCAAAGTCAGTTGGATTTAATGGTATTGGTATATATAGAAAAAGTAATTTTGTGCATATAGATAGAGGCCCCACAAGAAGTTGGAACGGATAAATGGCAATAATACCTCAGACTAGAATCACACCAAGAACAAGAAAAATAGAAACAGTATACGCAGATTTTCACAAAGATCTGACTACAAATCCATTTTCTAATGATCTTGCACTTAAAACAGATGAAGAGGCAATTAAAGAGTCTCTTAAAAATATTATATTAATGGATAAAGGTGAAAAACTATTCCGACCATCATTTGGTGGCAATATTAAAGCAATGCTTTTTGAATTAAATAGTCCCGCTACTATAAAATTAATTCAAGAACAACTTAAAAGTACCATAAATAACTATGAACCAAGAGTAGAATTAATTTCAGTTGAAGTTTATAGTTTAATAGACGACAATAGAGTAGTAATAAAGATAATTTATGCTCTTAGAAATAGAGAAGAGCCAATTCAAGTAGAGTTTATTTTGGAAAGAGTAAGATAAAATGGCAAAGACACCTATTACTGAACTTGATTTCTTTGCGATTAAAGAACAATTTAAAACATATTTAAAAACACAGACATCTTTTAAAGACTATAACTTTGAAGGCTCAAACATGTCTATTCTATTGGATGTATTAGCATATAATACGTTTCAGAATAACTTTTATACAAATATGGCATTATCAGAAATGTTCCTTGATACTGCACAATTAAAAAATTCTATTGTGTCTCACGCAAAAGAACTTAACTATTTGCCAAAATCTTCTACTTCTGCCAAGGCAATTGTAAGAGTGACATTTACAGATACCAATGGAGCAAGTACCGTTACAATTCCAAAGGGAACTAAATTTACATCTTCATCTAATGGTAATTCTTTTAACTTTGTAACTGCACAAGTTTTCCTTGCAAGAAAAACTGCTGTATCTGCCGATGGTTTAACTGCAACCTACGTAGCGGATCAAGTTGAAATTTTTGAAGGTGAAATATTTACAAACTTTGAAACTGAAGGTTATTTTGTAGAAGACACAGCATTCAAGTGCGTATTATCAAGTGAAAATGTTGATATTTTATCAGTAGCAGTAAGCACTGATGATAATGAATTGCAATATACATATAAAACAGACATATTTGGTGTTGAACCAACAGATCGTGTATTCTATATCGAACCATACTTTGACGATAGATATGCTGTAGTTTTTGGTAGAAATACATTTGGTTTACAACCAAGCCCAGATGAAAAGATACAAATTGAATATCGTGTGTGTAATGAAGATGCTTCAAATGGCGCATCTAAATTTGCAACATCATTTAAAACTGGTGTGAGAGTAGAAACAATTCAAGCTGCAGCTGGTGGTGCACCTAAAGAAACACTTGAAAGTATTCGTTTCTTTGCTCCCCGTTCTATTCAAATTCAAGAAAGAGCTGTTACAACTAAAGATTATGAGATCTTGCTTAAACAAAAATACAATGAAATACAGGCAGTTTCTGTTTATGGTGGCGAGAATCTTGAACCACCACAATTTGGAAAGGTTGCTATTTCTGTAGTGCTCGAAGGTACAAATGATCTTTCGGAAAGTAGAAAGAATGAGTTTAAAAGATATCTCATTGATAAAACTCCATTGACCATTGAACCTATATTTGTAAGTCCAGAATTTATGTATGTCGACGCTTTGGTCAACATATATTACTCATATAAGCAGACAAATAGAACTGAAAGTGAATTAGAAAATTTAATCAGAAAAGTAATGTTTGATTATGATACAGTTAATTTAAGTGCATTTGGTGCTACTCTCCGAACTTCAAAATTAATGGCACTGATAGATGATGTAGATGATGCAATACTAAGTAATAGTCTTGAATTAAGAGCTATTATTGAATATTCACCTCCGCTACTATTACCACAGAACCCGACATTTAAATTTGGATCTCCACTTATAAAACCATACCCGTTCGTAAATTCATCCGGTTTTGCAGATTTTAAACCTACTATTGCAAGTTCTATATTCTCTTACAATGGTATATGTGCGCTATTACAAGATAATGGTTCTGGTATCATACAGATTATTACCAGCGATACTATAAATACCAGAGTATTGAATGCAAGTGCTGGTACAGTAGACTACACAACTGGTACTTTAAGATTAGTTAATTTTACTACGGATGATTATTCAGGTTCTGCTATTAAAATATTCGCAAGAAAGAAAGAAGCGGATATTATTGCTCCAAAAAATAGACTTCTTCAATTAAGAGATGAAGATATTAGAATAATCTTTAACGAGGTTTCTTCATAATGGATATTGAAAAATTTATAGCATATCAGATAGAAAAACAATTCCCTTCGCTCTTTAGAGAGGAAGGTACTGAATTAGTAGCACTGATAAAATACTATTATGAATTTTTGGAAACAGATGTTTCTGCATTTTATGTACAGGGTACTAAAATAGTAGATGGAGTAAGCCAAACATTTTCAGAAAAATTCAAGATAAGAAAAGATGCAGAACAAAGACTTTTTGATCTAAAAAAGATACCTTCATATTCTAATTTAGTGTTAAAAGAAGATAAAAATCAAAGTGTTTATAATAACAGAAGATTATTTGAATTTAGAGATATAGATAATACTCTTGAAGATATGGTAATATTCTTTAAAAATAAGTATATGAAAGATCTGCAATTAGATGGTAACAATACACGATTTATTGTAAAAAATATTCTTGATCTATATCGAAGACGAGGCACACCTGATGGTGTCGAACTCTTCTTTAGATTATTTTATAATGAAAATATTGAAATATATTATCCTTCAGAGGCTATATTAAAACCTTCTACCTCATCTTGGAATCAAGGCATATTTTTACAACTTTATCCAAAAGAAATAACAGAACTTAAAGATTTAACAGGGCGATCTATATACGGATCTATTTCCAAAGCCGAAGGTATTGTCAATAGAATTTCATTTACACTTGTAAATAATGCCCTAATACCTATTTTATTTTTGAGTAGTGTAAAAGGTAACTTTATAGGGTACGATGACATATTCAGTATCATAGATGGAACTATTGTAAATTTTGGAATAGTATATGGATCATTGGATTCTGTCAATATAAATCAAACTGATCCTAGGGCAACAACCGGAAATGAAATTGGAGACTTAGTAAACGTAACTTATGCAGGCGCCCGCGGCGGCAAAGCAATAGTTACAGATGTTTCACAAACAATCAGTGGTGAAATAACTTATGAGTTTTTAGAAACTGGATTTGGTTACACAGAAGAAAATACATTATTGCTGGTGTCAAATCAAATTATATTTCCATTTAAGTTTACTACTGAATCACCAGATTTAATTGACGACTTGGTAGTATTGGAAACCGTACAAGACCAATTCGGTAATGTTGGTAAAGTAATAGGCGGGAACGAAACCATTTTTGGTATAAAAATGGATGAGGGGATGCAATTTACTTCCAATTCCGTTATTACAACCACAAGAGCAGTAGACAATACTATAGTGATATCAGGTGCTGAAATCATAATAGATAGTCCTAATATTATAATTGTAAATAAAACAGCTAATAATTATTTTAGTGATAATGACATTTACTATTTTGATCTAGTAACACCTAAAAATGATTCTTCTCCGGGGCCTTTATATCCAGAAACAGCAAACACAGAAATACTTTCGGTTAAATTAAATGAATTAGATAATGAAGAAACTGTATCTCTTATTGTAGATATAATTGGCAATTTCTTAGATGTACAACTCGATTCAGTAAACTATAATGATCCACCCGCATTAACTGTAATGAGCGGTAATACCGATCCAGTTGATGCTAATACTCCATTAAACGAAGCATTTAATTTGGAACCATTTACTATTGGTTCAATCAAAAAGTTCATAAACATAAAGCCAGGAACAGATTATAAGAATAAAGTATTTGCTGTTGCATATGATCCAGTTATGAAAAATTTTGATGTATATAATCAGATTATCACATTGGAAACTATATCCGCAACACTTGAAGTCGGAAGTATTATAACACAAGGTAGCGGCCCATCGGAAATTTCTGGGAAAATAATTAAAATTGTTGAAAATACCATATTTGTACTTCCTTATTCTTATTATGGATTTACAAGTAATCCCATTACATTCAATGGAAATAATTTTAATGTTCTAAGTATCAGTAGAGATTATAGTTCGGCACCAATTGGATTTAATGCTAATATTAATGCAATTACCGAATTTGCTGTAGGAAAAATATTAAATGTTGAAGTAACAAATTCTGGATATGGTTATGGCGATAAAGAAGAAGTAACTATTACCGATGATTTTGGAGATGTACTTGCGGTTGGTGTGGCAAATGCAAGAGGCCAAGGTAGAATTGAAGGTAGATGGTCCTCGAAGGAATCGCACTTAAATTTCCAAAGCGGAAAGGTACTTCAAGATAGTGACTATTACCAAGAATATTCATACGAGATACAGTCACAAACGGATATAAATACCTATAAATCTACTCTTACTGAAGTATCACATCTTGCAGGAACAAAAATATTTGGAAAATTTGTTTTAAAAGACGAGGCAAAGGTAAATACTACTGCTAGATTTTCTATAATAAGAAACACTTGAGGGAAAAATGTCAATTATAACAAATAAATTTAAGACAAGTAATGTTACAGATTTCAAGCAAGATTTTATAGATTCAGATTACTATGTTTTTGTTTCTTCTACACAAATAACACAGACAAATGATTCCGAGTATTATATAAATGAATTTTTAGAGAATACACTTTTTGGTAAAAAAATAAACCCCGATGAAGTATTCTTTATGATAGATAATAATAGATGGCAATCTGGTTTAATTTATGAAAAGTACGATGATAAATCAGATCTATCAGATAAAAAATTCTATGCAATAGTCTATCCTACTGATAATAGTACTGGCGATTATAGAGTGTACAAGTGTCTTTCAAATGATCATGGTGCTAAATCTTTCAATCCACCAAATTATGATCCAGATACAGATGAACAAATTTATAGAATGGGTGATGGTTATGTTTGGAAATTTATGTACGTGATATCTACTGTAGAATACCAAAAATATTCCGCACTTCAATATTTTCCAATCGTGTATCCCACTGCTGTAATTACAAACGTTGTTGCAACGGGAACTGCAATTACATATTTCGCGGACAATATTTTTAAACCTGGTATGATTGTAACTGTAAAAGGTATTATACCAAATCAATTTAATGTTACTGATAGAGTGATTACTGCCGCATCAATTACTTCATTTACAATTAGCGGTACTGAAACTGGATCGTATCAAATAACATCACAAGGTGAATGTGTTGTAAAAAATGGGCTCGTTAATAAGCGATCCATTGATCACATTGAAGTTGAAAATTATGATTTAAATAAAGGATATGAATTAAGATCTGGAATAATAGAAGAAGTCGGTGAAACTAATATTACAATATCATCACCTAAGCTAGATTTAAATCCTTTAGCTAATTATTATTCCGGCCAGACCTTTTATGTTATAGATACAAATAATTATGCAAATACATATACTATAGATACATATAGTTATAACGAATCTACCAAAAAAGCAATTATCACACTTTTAGATAAAGATTCGTTTATTGATATTAATTTTGATTTTGAAATTTTCCCTAAAATTGAAATAGCGGGGGATGGTACTGGTGCAGAAGCTGTGCCCAAAATAAACAGTCTAGGTACAATAGAAACTATATTAATTCTAAATAAAGGTAGTGGTTATACACGTGCAACAGCAAGAATAGTAACACCTCTTTATGGGTTTGATACTGTATCAGCATTATCAACTGATGTTGAAGCAATATTAAGACCTATTTTATCACCTAAAAATGGGCATGGTTATAATTTTGAAACTGAATTACTATCTAGAAGAGCACATGTATATACATCTTTAACTGATACTGATAATATAACTATACCATCATCAAATGTGTATACTAGAATAGGTATTGTAAAAAATCCAGAATTTACATCTAATACAGATTTATTTGATAACAGATTAAAACTTACACTTAGTTCAAGCATTTTAACTGTTGGTGAAACTGTGACTCAAAGTTATCAACAACCTATTTCATTTTCCTCTGAAGTTCATGCTGTTGATGGAAATATAGCATATTTGTGTAATTATCACGGACCATATAGAACGTATCCTTCTGCAAACAGTTCTGCAGAAGGATATGAAGATATTCCAATAAACATAAAGAGTTCTATTATATCATCTCAAAATCAGATATTGAATATAAATAACATTATAAGACCGAATTACATCCAGAAAACTGGGGATGTATATTATGTAACTAATTTTGTTCCGATCACTCGAACAACTACTTCGAATGAAGAATATAAGATCGTATTAGAATTTTAAGGATAAAAAATGCCAATTCGCACTAATCTAAATGAGTCTCCATACTATGATGATTACGATATTACTAAACAGTACCATAGAGTTTTATTCAGACCTGGTTATGCAGTTCAAGCAAGAGAACTGACTCAGCTTCAAACAATTCTACAAAATCAAGTAGAACAATTTGGTGATAATATCTTTAAAGAAGGTAGTATTATTAAAGGGTGTAACTTTACTGAATTATCAGCATTAAGTTATGTAAAAGTAACAGATACTGCGGTCAATATCATAAATCCCCTGTTAGAAATAACAGTAAATGAACTTGTTGGTGGGATTGATCCAGAAACTGGAATTGAAACATTTTATGAAATTGAAGGTGCTATAACTGGGCTGAAAGCATTGATTATAGCTGCGGCATTTGGTTTTGAAACTAATGATCCCGATTTAAATACATTCTTTATTAATTATCTAAATTCAAACGAAGCACAAGAAAAAGTTTTTGATCAGAATGAAACTTTAGAAATTTATAGATATACAATAACTGATGATGTAACAAGTGTCGGTGTAAAAGTAGCAGAATTTTCAGTGACATCAAGAGCAAATCATGTTGGAAAATCATTTGGTGTACAATCTGCTATAGGTATTACATATCAAAAAGGTCACTTCTTATATGCCAAAGAACAAATTGTAATACTAACAAAGTACACAAATGTACCAAATAACATTTCAGTTGGTTATAGAGTAAGGGAAAGCTTAATTAGCCCTCTGACCGATAATACACTCTATGATAATTCGATTGGTACACCTAATTTTAATGCCCCTGGTGCAAACAGATTAAAATTAGAACCTGTACTTATTGCAATTTCAACCGTGGAAGCAGATGGAGATCCTACATTCTTTACACTTGCCCGTTATATTAACGGAAGTGCTGTTCAGGTTAGAGACGTTTCTCAGTATAATGTACTTGGTGAGGAAATGGCTCGTCGTACATTCGAAGAATCTGGCAATTATATTGTGCGCGGCTTTAAAACAAAAGTTATCAACACCGCAAATGGAGCTATACAGGCAGCAGTGGAACCAGGTGTAGCATATGTCAAAGGCTATAGAATAGAAACTAAGGGCGAGATCTTTGTTCCTATTGACCAATTGGAACTTTCTGATACTGAGACACAAGCAAATCAACCTGTATCTTTCAATTACGGATCATATGTTGATATTGCAAATACAGATTCAATGGGAACACTTCCAGTTGGAACATACGCAACCGCTTCTCTAAAAAATATTAGTAATACTACAATTGGTACTGTAAGAGTAAGAAACTTTACCCCAGATAGAGTATATGTTTCAAACATCAGAATGGGTGCAAATAATTTTAGTGATGTAGCTTCTATTGATGGAGCTGCAGGTTCTGTAAAAATTATTCCTACTATAAAACAGAAAAGTAATGACACTTCAATTTTTAATGTCGGTGAAACATTTCTTAAAAGTGTAACAGATATCAGTATTCCCGTAAGAAAAGCAAGAGCATTAACTAATATTGCAGACACGTTTACTTTGACTTCACTCTCGGGTGAAGATTTTAATGTTCAACTCGATGATACCCTTATTGTAGATACAACACAAGATAATCTTCAGATATCCAGTATTGTAAAAGATAGTTCAACTCAATTGACTATTAATTTAGTGGCAGGCCAAACACCAGCTGCTACAGGGACTATTTACTACAATTCCAGAGTACAACTTGCAGAACCATACGACAAATTAGATACAACACTTTATGTCAAAGCAACATTCTCTGCTGGAACAACAAAATATAGTCTTGGTTTCCCAGATGTGTATCAATTAGTAAGCATAACAGATTCTGGAAGTAATGATGTTACTAATAGTTTTAGATTAATAGAAAATCAGCAAGATCATTACTATGATCTTTCATACATTGAATATATACCTGGTCGCCCAGTTCCTGCCAATGGTCTTATGACCATTAGAGTAAAAGCATTCAAAGTAAGTACTGCAACAGGATCATATTTCTTTACAGTTGATAGTTATCCAAATACAATAGATCTAAGTTATATTCCTTCATATAAAACATCATCTGGCACAACATTAAATCTAAGAGATTGTGTAGACTTTAGACCACATGCAGCAAATACTGTAGCATATGCAAGTGCCGAAGTACTGGGAACAGCTCCTACTGTAAGCACAGCCGTAGGTGCAAATCCTACGTTTACTGGTACTTTCTTAATACCAGCGCTTAATTCTGCGGCAACACTTGATTACGAATATTATCTTAATAGAACTGATATTATAACAATAGATTCGTATGGTAAATTTTCTGCAACAAAAGGTAAACCTTCAAGAAAATCTCGGTCACCTACTATCGGTGACGATAAATTAGTCATTTCAGAAATTTACGTACCCGGGTTTCCTGCCATATCTTCTGATAGAGCATCACAGGAAAATAAACCAGCATTGGCAATAAAATCCAAGACTTTGGGCGCGAAAACATATACGATGAAAGAAATCGGAGATCTTGACAGTAAAATCAGTAAACTTTTCTACTATATGTCCGTATCATTATTGGAAGCATCTACACAAAATCTAAATATCACAGATGAAGCTGGTATTACTAGATTTAAAAATGGTATTCTCGTAGATCCATTCAATGATTTATCAATAGCAGATGTTAAGAATCCAGAATTTAATGCATCACTAGATTTTACAGAAAAATCACTTTTACCTGCTGTTAAAACAATACCTATTAATCTAAAATATAAAACATCCTCGAATGTTTCATTACACCCAAGTAGTGCAGAAATAGATGCTGCAACTCTTGCAACATCAATTAACACACCGTTAATTACACAACCTTATGCAACAAGCTTTAGAAATTGTGTAAGTAATTTCTATGACTATATTGGAACTGGTTTCTTATTTCCAGAATATGATGGTGCATATGATACTGTAACAGCACCATCTCCAAATATAAACATTGACATTGCAACACCATTTATTGAATATACTGAAGCACTACAGGAATTTGTACCATTAACTTCAACTCAATCAACTTTGCTAGAATCACGTATAGAAGAAATTGGAAGAACAACTTCAGGCAAAGGTAAAGGTCGAAGTACTACCGTTAGCACACAGCAAACTGATATTATTCAAGATATAACTCGTTCCCTTCAAGTTTCCGAAGGTCGTGTTAATGAGCAAAATCTAGGTGAATTTGTTACAAACTTCAACTTCAATCCATTTATGAGATCAAGAGAAGTTAAAATCTTGATGCACGGTTTAAGACCAAATACACGTCATTATTTCTTCTTTGATGATATTGATGTGAATTCAAGTGTTATCCCTGGCTTAGTTCCTTCATCAGATTCTGTTCGTGATGTAGTTGCAAAAGGGACTACAGTTGCAAGTGTCATTACAAATTCTAATGGTAGTCTTGCAGCAATATTCACAATACCATCTGCAGCATTCTATGTCGGCGATAGAGTTCTATTGGTATCTGATGTTGATAATATAGATTCTGTATCATCTGCAGGAACATCTGGTGGTTCAATTACTTATAGAGCATATAATTTCTCTGTAAATAAGCAAAGTCTAACTCTCACGACACGTGAACCTGAAATAAGAGTTTCAGAAACTTCAACAACTAGAACTGTAGTAAATAGACCTGTAGCAGTAACTACAGGAAACTCTGATCCACTAGCACAAACATTCTTTATAAAATCTGCAATGGCAAACGGAGCAGATTGTATCTTTGCTTCACGTGTTGACTTGTTCTTCAAGAGAAAAAGTGTTACCAACGGTGTCACAGTCATGCTAAGAGAAGTCATTAATGGCTATCCAGCTGCGGAAATAATACCTTTCTCTAAAGTGCACTTAAATGCAAGTGATGTTGCAATTTCAGATAATGGTTTGACTGCAACATCTGTATTCTTCAAAGCACCTGTAAGACTTGATGTTGAAAAAGAATATGCAATTGTTATTATGCCTGATGCAGGTGATCCTGATTATCTAATATATACTTCAAAGGTGGGTCTAACTGATCTAATTACAGATTCTCCTGTAGTTATGGACTGGGGTGACGGTGTTCTATTCACTTCTACAAATAATAGAGCATGGCAGTCATACCAAGATGAAGACATCAAGTTTACACTTTATAGAAGAGAATTCAGTCAATCAACTGGAACTGTAACTCTTACAAATGAAGATAACGAGTTCTTGACTCTTTCAAATATTACTGGTGACTTCCAAAATGGAGAACTCGTATACGTACTCAAATCTGTCGGCGGTGGAACATCAAATACGATATCTCTTTCTGCTGGAAATACTACTTCTACAGGGACAGCACTTTCAACTACATACAATCAATATGACTATGTATATGTTGAAAGTGGCGCAAATAAAGATTTAATGAAGATCGTAGAAGCTCCTACGTCGGGAGCTATGATATTTGATAAACCTTCTAAATTTACCGGATCATTTATTGCAAATCCTGCTGTAATAGGTAAAATTGTTTACTATACCAATAGAAATCCTGAACTTATGATACTCGAAGGTTCATCAGCAAGTCTAACTAAGGTATTATCTCCTGGTGATACTATTGTAGGATTTGTAACTGAAGCATCGGCAACAATTTCAACAGTTGATAATGTTGAATTGAGTTACATGCAACCAATCATATTAAAAACAAATAACAGTGTTACTGATGTTACAATGACTGGTACATTCACAGATCCTTCAGATACTGATGTGACATATACAAGAAATATTCCATTTAATAATAAGACAACATTTAACGAAAAAGGCTGTATTATTTTCAGTAAATCAAATGGTGTTAAACCGTTTGACATAACATTAACTCTTACTAATGGAAATAATACTACCGCATCACCATTTGTAGATGTCGAAACTGCTACTATGTTAGCATATCAATATAAAGTTGGTGCTAATACAGATAACACTTCTGCATATATTTCACGGACAATTGAATTGGCTGAAAATCTAGATGCAGAAGATTTTATTCTCTACACTACAGCATACAGACCCTTAAATACAAGTATTAATGTTTATGTCAAAGTTCAACATGCTTCTGATCCAGTTGCATTTGAACTAAATGATTGGATACCATTAGAATTAGTTGAAGGTGCTGAAGTTTATTCATCAACAAGTAATACTAATGATTTTAAAGAGTTTGTATATAAATTACCAGAAACTGAAAAGGTCGGCGGTGTATTAACATATTCCAATACTTCCGGTGAATATTCTGGTTATAGAAAATTTGCTGTAAAGATAGAATTTATAGTTGATGAGGTATCCGGAAGATTACCAATCGGTTCAATACCAAGACTTCTCGATTATAGGGGGATTGCACTTACATGATTAGAGACGAAAGAACAAAGGCATTAATTAATACCGATGCGGATGCCCTTTATAAATACAAAATGGAAAGAGATAAAGTACGAAAGATGACTTCTATGCAGAAAGAAATAGATCATCTTTATTCTCAAGTAGAAAATTTATATAAACTCTTAGAAGATAGAATAGAGAAGAATAATGGCAAAATCCGCAATAACTGAAGTATCTGCTAATAATACATTTCAAGTTTGGTTAGACAAAACAAATGAACTTGTAAATCTTGTTCAAAGTGATATAGTTACTGCTTCTCTTGCTTCTGCAAATGGTGACATTACAATCGGTAATGCAACACTTGATGGTAATTTTAGAGCCAATACTATAACTGCATTTGACCTATTAAGAGTAGATTCTATAAGTCCAAATGTTGGATCTACAGCAATAGAATTTACTGCTCCAGTTAATATAGTCACAAACCAGACAGTTTTGGAAAGACTTTCAAGTACAACTGGCCCGAGATTATCATTTTATAATACTATAGACTCTGATTGGCAAATTGGTTTTGAAAATAATACAACAAAGAAGTTTGTAATTACTAATGGCGGAGGTGCTCTTAAATTAGATACTTCCGGAAATCTAGAAATCACTGGTATTTTTTCTGGTACTGCTCAAACCGCAAATACAGTCACTCTTGTCGCTACAAATACCACAAATGCTACACATTTTCCAGTTTTTGTGGATGCAGCAACTGGAAATGAAAATGTAAGAACAGATACTGGTTTTACATATAATCCAAGTACTGGTGCTTTAACTGCGACAGGCTTTGTTGGAGCATTAACTGGTAGCGTCACAGGTAATGTTACAGGAAATGTAACTGGTAACGTATCTGGTAGTGCTGGTTCTGTAACTAGTTTCACAGGTCGTACCACTAATGATCTCAGTGAAGGTACAACTAATCGTTATTACACCGATCCTCGCGCGCGACTTGCAATTAGTGGATCCACAGGTGTCACGTATAATGCTACAAGCGGTGCTATATCTATAGGCCAAGCGGTTGGCATCGGTAACAATGTGCAATTTGCAAATCTTACTACAACCGGAACTATTTCTTCAACTGGCGCAATATCATCAAATGGTGACATTACAGCATTCGCATCATCATCTGATATACGAAAGAAAGAAAATATTGTAAGAATAGATAATGCACTTGAAAAGGTTCTGCAAATAGGCGGTTATACTTACAACTTTAAAAATGATGATAGAAAAATAACCGGTGTTATTGCTCAAGAATTAGAAAAAGTATTACCAGAAGCAGTCTATGAAATAGATGATGAAGCATTTGGCGGAAAATCTAAAGCTGTACGATATGGTAATATTGTTGGTCTTCTTATAGAAGCTATTAAAGAGTTAAAAACAGAATTAGACGAAATAAAAGGAAGATAAAATGCTTTTACCATCTTTCGGCATTTTATGTAAACTTTTTAAAGAAAATGATAAAGACCAGTGTTATGTTAGAGTCAGAATAATATGATTCTAAAATTATAAATAACTAAAAAAGGTATAGTTAAATGTCAAAAATCTCTCAATTAGGTCCATTACTTGCAGATGAAACTGCATCCAGCGACCTTTTTGTTATGGTAAATCTTGTGCAAGGTGACAATGGTACAAAAAATATCACAAGATCTGAACTAGCAAAAGCCTTACAAAAAGAACCTTTTACTAATATCAATATAACTGGTGGCACTATAAACAATGTCACAATGTCAAATAGTGTAATTAATACTACTTCCATTGCAAGTCCTACTATTAGCAATCCAGCAATTACTGGTGGTTCTATTTCCAGTGCTACAATCAATACAAGTACTATAAATAATTCAGCATTAAATCAACCAATATTTGGAAATTTAAATGAATACGCGGCACCGTTAGATGATAATGATGAATTTATAATCCGTGAAGCACAAAATGGATCTACTGTTACAATTAAATTCTCTGATTTAAATGATGAAATTGCAGAGCAGTTAAAGAAAGTAAACAAAGTGTATGTAGCTGCTGATGCTGACGCCGGCGGCAATGGAAGTTATATGAAACCATATCAAACACTAGAACAAGCATTTGCTTTTATGAATTCAATAAATTATCCAATTTCAATTTCAGTAATGCCAGGTAATTACTATACGGAAGGGAATCTTTCACTTCCAGATAAATGTTCAGTCGTGTCAACAAATGGTCAATATGCAACAAATATACATCTATATGATCCAACTAATGGACCGGGTGTAGATTGGTACTTACATGATCCAATCGAAGAAAATTGTTTCTTGGTCGGATCTGGATGCTATATTCAAGGTTTCGGTTTCAGAAATATGAGAGTAGATGATTTTGATGATCCTACAAAAGGATTTGCTGTTGCATTCAGACCAGGTGCTACAATACTTAGATCGCCATATATAAAAGATTGCAGTCAGGTAAGTAACTATACAGAAAGAGCTATTGCGGCGCCGTTAGATCCAGTTAATGCTAATCCTCTTGTTGGTAGAGGTGGCGGTGTTCTTCTTGCAGATCGCGCGGTTTTAGATTATGATACAATTTTCCCATATATGTTAGCTTTTGGTGCTACACCAAGATCGCCAAATGGGATGGGATATGTTGCAAAGAATGGTGCTGGCATTAACGGTATCGGTTCTATTACAATTTTCCAAAGATGTGCTTTCTATGCACTTAATGGTGGTCAAGTCACACTCAATAACTCCGGCACACAATTCGGTGATATATCAATGCGGGCCAAAGGTTTTACCTATGTAGTAGAACCATATGAATTAACTGGTGTAGAAAAGAATGATTTAATTTTTGCAAATACAGCAGCAGAAACAATAGATAATGCACGTGACGATATTATAGAAGATATGTGGGAACGAATATACAGCGACTATGTTGTAGGTCTTGGATATGAAATAGATGAAGCACTTACTAGACGAGATGCAAACAGTTTTATTCAATCAATTTATTATGATTTAATTTCAGCAGGCCAAACAAGTTCTAGAAACTTTGCAGCTTCATTCTTTGACTATAAGGCAGATCACGTATTTCAAGTATTTAATCCATCGGATGAAGATGCAATATATATTGGAAGTGTTTCCGCTATTAGCGGTGAAGGCGGTCTTCCAGATGCAAATACAGTAGAACCAAATTCAGCATATATTGTTTATGATCCGGATGGAGAACCTATAAATATATATAAAGGTGATGTTTATGTTTCCGATGGATCTACTTGGACCAATACTGGTCCTAATGATACAACATTGCTAGATTCATTTATATTTGCATACGAAAGAATGAAAATATATATGTTAACATTGACTGCAGATACAGCGCAGCAGGATATGATCTCTACATTAATTAATAACATTATTATTAAAACTTTGTTGAATCCATCTAAACTATTATTTGGCAGTCTTATTGAAAGTTTGGCACATCAGTTTAACTTGGCGGGCGCAGGTGTAAATAAAAATGCGCTGCCACTTAACTTCAGAAGAGTCGGAAAGCCATTGCCTGCTAGCGGATCAGTATTAAAGGAAGATAGTGGTCGAGTAAGATGGTCAGGTGCAGATGAATTAAACAACCAGTATTTTGCTGGAGGTTTAAAAATTAACGGTAGGACCGGTCGTCTGGAAGGAAGACCTTTCACATCATCAGTTAGAAGATTAGCAAGAAGAGCAGCAAATAGTAGGGTATCAATTACATGACAATAACAAAACTTATAACAAGTCAGGCTCCTGATGCAAAACCCGTCGGAGTTTCTAAATCTATAACTAGTGCTGGTTGGACTACTTTAATAGAAGTGCCAGAATATGAAATACCCGAAGAAACATTCGGCGGGGGAACCATTACTGTACCAGGTGTTGCTGAAATTATCAGCCCTTTACTTATTACTAATATAAGTGCGGCAAGCATCGATGTAGATATACGAATTTATAGAAATACCGATACTACTAACTATTTAATTGCTACACAATTACCAATACCAGCATTTGATATTTTGCCACTTCCGTTAAATGGTCAATTTATTGCTAGTGGTGATAAACTAGAAATTACTAGTTCTGCAGCTAGTGGCATTAATGTGACAATATCTTATACAGTGGGTCAAGCTGAACAGGATGATGTAGACGGAATAGTGGAGACCGTATAATGGCTTTTAGGACAATCCGCGGTAAAACTTCTCTTCTTGGACAAGGATCTAAGTTAGAAACACCAATTAACCTAGACCCTCAAAACTTTGAGGGTGCTATTGTTTATGGTGATGATACATTTGTTTACTATTCAAATGGAACTCTGTGGATTAGATTAAATGAAGGTCTCCAAGGTTTACAAGGACTTCAGGGTATCCAAGGTTTGCAGGGATTTCAAGGCTTGCAGGGTATACCTGGTCAAGGATTACAGGGTCTACAAGGTTACCAAGGTATACAAGGTATTCAAGGCCAGGTAGGTCAAGGTATTCAAGGTATCCAGGGACCTCAAGGCATTCAGGGCGAACAAGGTACACAAGGAATTCAGGGCCCTCAAGGAATTCAGGGCCAACAAGGTATTCAGGGAACTCAAGGTATAATAGGACCTCAGGGTCTCCAGGGATCACAGGGTGTTCAAGGTAATCAGGGTATTCAGGGTCAGCAAGGTATTCAAGGTTCCACTGGTGAGCAAGGTATTCAGGGTCTTGTCGGGCAGCAAGGACTTCAAGGTATACAAGGTTCAATAGGAATTCAAGGTATACAGGGTGCTCAAGGCATTCAAGGAACTCAAGGTATTCAAGGAACTCAGGGAACACAAGGTGAACAGGGTATTCAAGGAACTCAGGGTGAACAAGGTATTCAAGGAATACAGGGTACTATAGGACCACAAGGAATACAAGGAACTCAGGGGAACCAGGGAACTCAAGGTGTTCAAGGAACTCAGGGGAACCAGGGAACTCAAGGTGTTCAAGGTACACAGGGTATTCAAGGTACTCAAGGGCCACAGGGTATTCAGGGACTTGTCGGTCAGCAAGGACTTCAAGGTATACAAGGTTCGATAGGAACTCAAGGTATTCAAGGTACACAGGGGACACAGGGTATTCAGGGGCCACAGGGTACTCAAGGTGTTCAAGGTATCCAAGGATATCAAGGAATTCAGGGATCTCAAGGTATTCAGGGGCCACAGGGTACTCAAGGTGTTCAAGGTACTCAAGGTCGCCAAGGTCTTCAAGGAACTTATGGGCCATCATTAACAATTATCGGATCTGTTCTTGATGTTTCAAATTACACACCCCCAGATGATGAACAAGATGTTTTAAATACTGCATTTAACACTGCAGTTGCGGGCAATGGTGTGATAGATCAAGCATCTGGCAATCTCTGGGTTTATGATGGTGTTAATTGGAACAATGTTGGACAAATTCAAGGTCCACAAGGCGCCCAAGGTACACAGGGTATAACAGGATCAGGAATTCAAGGTATTATTGGAAGCCAAGGTATTCAAGGTAATCAAGGTATCCAGGGGCCGCAAGGAACTCAAGGAACTCAAGGTATCCAGGGACCACAAGGTATCCAAGGACCTCAGGGTATTCAAGGTTCTATTGGCATTCAAGGTATTCAGGGTCCACAAGGTATCCAAGGGACACAGGGTACTCAGGGTATTCAAGGTTCTATTGGTTCCCAAGGTATTCAAGGCTCTATTGGTTTCCAAGGTATTCAAGGCACTCAGGGTGAACAGGGTGTCCAAGGTATACAAGGTTTGATAGGAACTCAAGGTATTCAGGGACCACAGGGTATTCAAGGAACTCAAGGCCGACAAGGTATTCAAGGTCTATTTGGTATTCAAGGTAACCAAGGTATTCAGGGTAACCAAGGTATTCAAGGTCTATTTGGTATTCAAGGTATTCAGGGTATTCAAGGTTCTATTGGTATTCAAGGTATTCAGGGACCACAGGGTATTCAAGGATCTCAAGGTATTCAGGGTATACAAGGATCTATTGGCGCTCAAGGTATTCAAGGCACTCAAGGTATTCAAGGCACTCAAGGTATTATTGGAAGCCAAGGTATTCAAGGTAATCAAGGCATCCAGGGGCCGCAAGGTATTCAAGGCGCTCAAGGTATTATTGGAAGCCAAGGTATTCAAGGTACTCAAGGTACTCAAGGTATACAAGGTCAAGTAGGACAGGGTATTCAAGGTTTACAAGGACCTCAAGGTCAACAAGGTGTGCAAGGAACTCAGGGCCCGCAAGGAACTCAAGGTGTTCAAGGTCAAATCGGTCAACAAGGTATCCAAGGCTCTCAGGGTGTTCAAGGTATTCAAGGCATTCTTGGTAATCAAGGTATTCAAGGTATTTCAGGATTTGTCGGAGCAGTAGGTTCTCAAGGTGTCCAAGGTATTCAAGGTCTATTTGGTAATCAAGGTATTCAAGGCCGTCAAGGTATTATAGGGCCAATAGGTGTTCAAGGTCTAAGAGGCGCTCAAGGTGTCCAAGGAACTCAAGGAACTCAGGGTGTTCAAGGTTTACAAGGTCTTGTTGGCCAAGGTATTCAGGGACTTCAAGGTGTTCAAGGTACATTCGGACCTGCGCTTACTGTTATTGGAAGTATTAGTGTAGCAAGTGATGCGGCACTTAAAATTGCGTTTCCAAGTGCAGTTTCAGGTAATGCTGTAATTGAAACCAGTACCGGTAAATTATGGGTTTATGATGGTGTAAATTGGTCTGAAGTAGGTCAATTCGTTGGAGCTCAAGGTATTCAGGGGCGCCAAGGTGTTCAAGGCATTCAGGGACTTGTTGGTCAAGGCATACAAGGTATTCAGGGACCTCAAGGTACTCAAGGTCTACAAGGTGTCCAAGGAATTCAAGGTTCAACTGGGTCTCAAGGTAGACAAGGTGTCCAAGGTATACAAGGTCTTGTGGGCCAAGGCCTACAGGGGCTTCAAGGTCGACAAGGTATACAGGGTGTTCCTGGGTCATTTGCCGCTCAAGGTATCCAGGGTGTTCAAGGTATATCCGGTCAAAGTTTCAATCAAGGCCTACAAGGTGTTCAGGGTACACAAGGCCGTCAAGGTTTCCAGGGAATATCGGGTCAAAGTTTTAACCAAGGTGTTCAAGGTGTTCAAGGGCAATCTGGTTCCGCAGTATTACAAGGTTTCCAGGGACTTCAAGGTACCGATGGTTTGTTTGCAGGACAAGGTATTCAAGGTCGCCAAGGTGTCCAAGGCCAATCTGGATCTGCTGTTGCTCAAGGTTTCCAGGGACTTCAAGGTACTTCAGGCTCTGCTGTTGCACAAGGTTATCAAGGTATACAAGGACAGTCTGGATCTGCTGTAGCCCAAGGTTTCCAGGGACTTCAAGGTACTTCAGGGCAAAGTTTCAACCAAGGCTTACAAGGTGTTCAAGGACAATCTGGTAATGCGGTTGCTCAAGGTTTCCAAGGACTTCAAGGTACTTCTGGTCAAAGCTTTAATCAAGGTCTCCAAGGTATTCAGGGTGTTCAGGGCGGCGGAGGTGTTATTGGTAACCAAGGTCTACAAGGTCGCCAAGGTGTCCAAGGAACTATTGGTGGTCAAGGTATTCAAGGTCTTTCAGGTGTAAGTTTCAACCAAGGTCTCCAAGGTCTACAAGGTCGCCAAGGTGTACAAGGAACTATTGGTGGTCAAGGTCTTTCAGGTGTTGGTGCTAACGGTTCACAGGGTATCCAAGGTATCCAAGGTATTCAAGGTCGCCAAGGTATTCAGGGTACTTTAGGTCTGCAAGGTATAACAGGAGTTGGGTCACAAGGTATTCAAGGGATCTTTGGTATCCAAGGTATTCAAGGTACTACAGGTGTTACTGCCGACCAAACAGTAAATACTTCGAGTAACGTACGATTTAACAGTCTTGGGGTAGGAACTACCGCATCTGGAACTGCAGGTGAAATTAGAGCAACTAATAATATTACTGCTTATTATTCCGATGATAGACTTAAAACTAGACTTGGGTTAATTGAAAATGCACTTGAAAAAGTTAAAACACTTGATGGTTTCTATTATGAAGCAAATGAAATTGCTCAGAGAATGGGTTACAAACCAATAAGAGAAGTCGGTATTTCTGCTCAGAAAGTGAAAGAAATTTTACCAGAAATTGTTGCTCCAGCTCCAATTGATGAAAGATATCTGACTGTAAGATATGAAAAAATAGTTCCACTTCTAATTGAAGCAATTAAAGAACTATCTGTAAAAATTGAAAGTCTGGAAGGGAAATAAGTAATGACCCTTCCACTATTTCCTAACGGAATATCAACAAATCAAATGAATGTCGAGTTGGCAAGAACTGACACGACAACTCTGACTATGAATGAAAATATTGTTCGGGATATGCTGGCAGGAGATACGCCAAATCTTGCGGCAGCACCATATGCAAATTTATCACAAATATCATTTTCGGATGGACACGGAAAAGATGCACCATTTAGAGCATCAATTTCTACTAATGCAAATGATGTTAATGTTAGAACATATTTAATAGGACTTGGATGGGATCAAGCTAAAAGAGTTGTATTAACAATAGATTCGGGTATTACGGTATCAACAACCAGTTCAGGTGCAGGTTTTTATGCCCTTACAGTTTCTGGCTCATTTCCTAAAGGTATTCGTATTGTTAATAACGGTACTATAGCAGGAAAAGGCGGTCCTGGTGGAAATGGTGGTGGTTCTCCAGCAACAAATTCAACATCATTACGAGGTACTGCTGGAGGTTCTGGAGGTGCTGCATTATATGCTAGCACTGCGGTGACTGTTATTAATAATGGTACTATAGCTGGTGGTGGCGGCGGCGGCGGCGGCAGTGCTGGTGTATATGCTGTTATGACTGCAAATGCTAAAAAGTTATGGGCCGGGGGTCCTGGCGGTGGAGGTGGTGCAGGCGGCACTGGAGGTACTGGAGGTACTCGCGGCACAACAACATGGCAATCTCCTATTATTCCTGCAATAACATATCCGACAAATGGTTCTAGTGGCACTGCCACAGCAGGAGGAAGTGGTGGTGATGGTGGTAACTATGCATTTAATGATGGATCCGGTGGTAGCGGCGGGTTGATCTGGTCAAATCCACCAAATGGTGGTAGCGGTGGGGCTTTGGGCAGTGCCGGAACAAGTGGAAATTCTGCAGGCGGGGCATTTGGTTCCGCGACTATTGTTAATGGATCTGCAGGCGGCGCTGGTGGAGCTGCAGGTCTTGCAGTTAAAGGGTCAAATTATGTTACTTTTTCTACATTAGGAACTGTAGCAGGCGGGACAGAAACAGTTTAATAGGAAAACAACATGCAAATCAAATATACATATAAAGTATTAAATGTTGATACAAATGGAAGAACTATGGAAGTTAAATATACATCACCAACTCATGGTGATATGAATGTATATACAAGAATTCCATATGAAGGTGAAACTTTAGAAGCTGTAATAGTCCAATATTCACCTGTTGCATATTGGATAGAAAAAGATGCAGTAGTTCAAACTATAGATGTTGCAGCTGCATTCGGTGCAATTGATTATTCTGATGAACCTACATTGGAAGAGCGCTCAGGACAAATGAGAGCAATCCGTAATCAACTGCTTCTTCTTTGTGACTATACACAACTTCCAGATGCACCTGCTTCGATCAATAAAGAAGCTTGGTCACTATATCGTCAAGAATTAAGAGATGTGACATCACAAGCTGGTTTCCCAGACAATATTGTATGGCCGACACCGCCTCAGTAATATAAATACTTGTATAGCCGAGTACTCATGAAAGGGGCGCGAAGATGGCAATCAAGATTCAAGGCACTACGATCATCAATGATCAAACTGCTTACATAGATTTAGCTGGAACTACAGCAGTCAAAGTTCCTGCGGGAACAACTGGTCAGCAACCAACTGGTGTTCTAGGTCAGTTGCGCTACAATACTACAACAAATTCGTTTGAAGGTTATAGTAATGCTGGTTGGGGTTCCATTGGCGGCGGTGGCGGAGCAGGTACTGATGAATTTGCAAGAACAATAGCATTTTTAGGATTATAATATGATACCTGTAAATAGTCTCATTACAAAATTAAATTCTGCTATAGCAACTGGTGGATTGACTAGTCTTGAATTAGCACAAGTTTTTGGTGCAATAGAATCAATAGAAAAAAGTGGTATAGGAGTTGTTACTGCAACTTTAAATTTACCGCCTGCTGCCAATAATAAAGGTAGATTTGTATACATCACTTCTGAAAGTAAATATGTATATAGCAATGGTATTACTTGGGACATTAATAATATACTTAGATTTCCAGATGCCAATGGATATGCATGGGGCACCGCTGTCTATGGTAGACTTGGCGATGGTACTACTGTTGCTAAATCATCACCTGTTTCTGTAATAGGTGGTTTTACAGATTGGGTTCAACTAAATGCTGGCTCTCAACATAGTTTTGGTATTCGTGCAAATGGGACTGCATGGGCGTGGGGTGCCGCCACCTCGGGAAAACTAGGTGATGGAACAACTGTTTCTAAATCATCTCCTGTATCGGTTGCAGGTGGGTACACTGATTGGGTTCAAGTAAGTGCAGGTGCCACACATAGTCTTGGCTTAAGAGCAAATGGGACTGCGTGGGCATGGGGCGCTGGTACAAACGGAAGACTTGGTGACAACACTGCAGTAGCAAAATCGGCTCCTGTATCGGTTGCAGGTGGTTTTATAGATTGGGTGCAAGTAAGTGCTGGCGCCATTCATAGTCTCGGTGTAAGAGCAAATGGAACCGCATGGGCTTGGGGTTCTGGTGCAAGTGGTATTTTGGGGGACAATACCACAGTATCCAAATCGTCTCCAGTTTTGGTGGTAGGTGGCTTTACAGATTGGATTCAAGTAAGTGCTGGTGCCACACATAGTCTTGGCTTAAGAGCAAATGGAACTGCTTGGGCATGGGGGCCGAGCACAAATGGCAGACTTGGTGATGGAACAATAGTTTCTAAATTGTCTCCAGTTTCAGTGGTAGGTGGTTTTACGGATTGGATTCAAGTAAGTGCGGGCGGCTTGAGCAGCGGGCATAGTGTCGGTCTTCGAGCTAATGGAACTGCTTGGGCATGGGGTTATAATACTAACGGTCAATTAGGTGATGGTACGGTTTCATCTAGAACATCACCAGTATCTGTAGTTGGTGGTTTTACAGATTGGGTTCAAGTAAATGCCGGGACCTCTAATAGTGTCGGTCTTCGAGCTAATGGAACTGCTTGGGCTTGGGGTGCTGCTATTTTAGGTGACAACACGGCAGTAGGTAAATTGTCTCCAGTATCTATAGTGGGATCCCTCAATTGGGTTCAAATAAGCACAAATGTTGCCCATATGTTAGGAATTAAAGCATGACAGCAATATTAAATATTATTGAAATTATAGTAGATAAAATTACTAATTCTACAACAGAACAAGAATTTCTATTCCTTTCTAAGATTATAGAAAAATTAAATGTAAATAAAGTAAAAACTGTAACTTTATATACAGATATGTTTGATGATTCTTATACATATGGTGATCTGTATTTTGTAGAAACTGAAAATTCTCTATATTATAGTTTTGGCCCTAATAGACTTAAGGTAGTAGAAGGAAGTCCAAGTCTATTCTCATTTGGCGAAAATGGATCTGGACAATTAGGCGATAATACCGGTATAGGAAAGCAATCACCAGTTTCAGTAGTTGGTGGTTTTACAGATTGGATTTATTCGAGTTCTGGATTTAGTCATAATCATGTAATTAGATCTAATGGTACTTTATGGGGTTGGGGATATAACGGCAACGGCCGAATAGGTGACAATACTGTTACAGTTAGATCATCACCTGTATCTGTTGTAGGTGGTTTTACAGATTGGACAGAAGTAAGTGCTGGAAATGCATTTTCTCTAGGTTTAAGAGCAAACGGAACTGCCTGGGCCTGGGGTAATAATACTAGGGGCCAATTAGGTGATGAAACAATAGTTTCTAAATTATCTCCTGTATCTGTAGTCGGTGGTTATGTTGATTGGATTCAAGTAAGTGCTGGGCCAGCCTCATTCCCGCATAGTGTAGGTTTAAGAGCAAACGGAACTGCCTGGTCCTGGGGTAATAATGGTAACGGACAGCTTGGAGATAACACTTTAGTATCCAAATCTTCCCCTGTATCGGTTGTAGGTGGTTTTACAGATTGGACACAAGTAAGCGCCGGAGGTTACCATAGTTTGGGAATTAGAGAAAATGGAACTGCGTGGGCGTGGGGAGCGAACACAAATGGAAGACTTGGTGATAATACTACAGTAGGTAAATCGTCTCCAGTGTCAGTAGTTGGTGGGTACACTGATTGGGTTCAAGTAAGTGCAGGTGATCGTCATAATCTCGGTATAAGAGCAAATGGAACTGCTTGGGCATGGGGTTATAATCTATATGGAAGACTTGGCGATGGAACGACTGTTTCTAAATCATCTCCTGTGTCAGTTGTAGGTGGTTTTACAGATTGGGTTCAAGTAAGTGCTAATATACATAGTGTAGGATTAAGATTAAATGGTACAGCATGGGGCTGGGGTGGAAATGGTAGTGGCCGCTTAGGTGATGGTACTGTTACTAGTAGATTATCACCAGCATCTGTCATTGGTGGATTTGGCAATTTTAATGATTGGGTTCAACTAAATGCTGGTGGTGCATTTAGTGTCGGTATAAGAACATTATAATATAAGGATTAAGTAATATGTCATATGGAATAGTACACAAAAATAGAGTAGTTGTAGGACCAATGGCTTGGTCCCAAAAGTATTTTACATCAGCTCTTAAAATTCGTCATAAAATAGATGCAAATATACCTGGCATTGAACCAGAAATATTGCCATATGTAATTGACAATGATACTAAAATTCATAGAGTTGTCGAAAATAGACCAGAATTAAATACTCT